TCATAAGATAACCATTCTCCCTCCACCCACCCAATATTATATACCAAGAAAAACTAAAAGTCAAGCGGTTAGTGCTATTTTTTCAAAAAAAAAATAAAAAAATTTTTTCACAAAGAAAATTATAAATAATTGTCATAAGGAGTTGACATTTTTTCTTTTATATGATATAATTAATATAAAGTAAGAATATTAGATACAATATTATTTACACAAAACACTACGTAAAACAAGTGGTTTGCGTAAGTTTGGTTAAAAATCAACAAAAAAGGAGAAAATAAATTATGTACAAACCAACCGAACCCATAAGATGCCCCAAATGTGGTGCAATAGTTAAAGTAGACCTATATAAGATTTTGACATCGAATCCGAAATGTTATGAGTGGACTTGCCCGAACTGTGGCGAAATAGGCAACACCAAACACGGCGACGTTATCGCTTTTGAAAATCAAATTGGACGCGCCACTTCGGGATATATCCAAAAAACTGACGAACATATGCCTGACCCGAATTCTACGACCACAAATAATTCTGAAGTTGTGGATTATGGAACCCTAACCAACCCAAAGCCCACCGCTTGCAACATCCCTGCACCAAAGTGGATTCAACAAGGTTGGGAATGTCCAAAATGCGGAGCTATCCTCGCCCCACATCAATACTGCTGCCCATTTTGCAGTAGAAAAGAAAACGATTGGATAACAACAGTGGGAACAGGAGCTCAGCCTTTTTACGCTGAATGGACAAACAAGGATAGTCTGACACCACCATCTGGACAATATACAAATCCGTATACAAATACAACAGTCTCGTCTGGTGGGGACATAAACTTTCCAAAAGGCGGCGGACTTACTCTTAGCCAAAGAGGAGACATCATAGATGTTGAGTAAATACGGGTTCAACAAGCGCCTCAAAAAGGCTCGTAAAAAATATTTGTTGGCAGCGAAAAACGTAAGCCCCTACGACGGCACCACTCTTCAAGATACCATCGAACCGGCTCTCGAATACTTTTCTCTGTTCTTTTCTGTAGAGAACCCACTCTTCAAAAACGAACAGCCTTGCTTGTTGGAAAGCGTGAAATCAATTCAAGATTCCATCCAGAAGGCGATCGACGACTTCGGTAAATATCACCAAGTATTTGTGTCAGGTTGGCCCTCTCTTCCGTGCGATTATTTTCCGGAGAATTTCACGAAAAAACAAATAGACGATATGCGCGAAGAAAGGGTGAGGAAATTTAAACAAGAGCTTGACGAGGCCCGCAAAGAAGCCTTCAAATCCTTAGCGGAAAATATCGACCAATGGTGGTTTTAGGAGACAGTAAAATGTTAATACTTAGAAAAAGATTAAAAAATACGAAGAAAAACAAAGACAAACTCGCAAAACTGCCAAAGATTTACCTCGTGGCCTGTTGGGCGCGTTACGGTGTCCTCGAGTTTCCATTCTCTGGAAGATATAAGAAGATCAACAAGAAGGCCGTTCCACTGGTTTGGGATTTCGACGACCACAACGGGACTTACCCAGAGTACGTCCTCAGGCCAATAACTTGGACGACTACGGCTGCCATCAGAGGATGGCTTAGAGACGAACAACAAGCGAAAGATACTGCTGAGTTCTGCGAGAAACGACGCTTACAAGCCCAGCAAGAGTTTCAAAGAAAAAAGCTTCCCGACTTCAGGGAGTTCATTCAGTATCACCAACAAAAAATCAGCTCTATAACGGAGGAAAAAGAATAATGGAAACTAGAGACGAACAAGTTTTAAACATGGCGAGAGTTATTTGCCCCGCAGTAAGCACAGAGAAGTGCGTGAATGGGACTTGCCCCAAACTCTGGGATTGCCCTGTCAATATTTCGATTTTCGAGAAGTTGGTCGACGCTGGTTATGGAGACGTGTCTGAGTATAAAGCAGAAATCGAACGATTGAAAAATAGTTAAGCAAACCGACCAGGCAGGTTCAGATAAATAATCCCGTCAGCAGAGAACGATGGGAAATTCAATAAGAGCGAAGATAAGGACCGCTCGAAGGAGTATAATATGAAATATTACAGTGAATTGGTAAATAAGATTTACGACACGAAAGAAGAGTGCGAAAAGGCTGAGGAGGCTTTGGCCGCAAAAAAGAAAGCCGAAGAAGAGAAACAGCTGACGCTTAAGAACGAACGTGAGGCGAGGTCGAAGGCCGTCGTTGAAGCCTTTAAGAAGGCTCGAGAAGCTGAGATGGAAGCCAATAGGCTTATGAAAGAGTTTGTCAAGGATTACGGTTCTTTTCATATGAGTTATAATGGAAAGAGCTCGCTGCCTACGTTGGCTGATTTTTTGGATAGCTTTTTCATTTGGTAATATAAGAAGAGGAGTGCCTGGCTCCTCTTTTTTTTACGGGCGCTGACTATGGATGTCGGCGCTTTTTTGTTGGGGGATTACGTGGAGGCTATCGAAGGGGTAAGAGTTTTTGTGCGATGTTGGGGGATGGACTGAAAAATGGGTTTATGGAAATTTTTGTCCATAACGTTCTATTTGAATGAAATTTAACTTCAAAAAAGTGTAAATTAGACTTTATAGAAGTTATAATTTATAAGTGATTTTAATAAATCATTTATAAATAAACAAATAAAAAAGGAGGTATCAAAAATGAAATTTTATACAATTTCATATTTAAAGTTTGAAAAAACTTTCGAGGTATATCCTCGATTGTTTACAAAAAGAAAAGACGCAGAGGAATTCTGCGTCTTTTTACGTTCGAGCGGACATTCGAACGTAAAAATTACAATTTGCACTTTATAGTGCGAATTCGCCACAGAGGGGACAAGCGATAAAATGCCCCTCACCATTAAAATACCTCGCTCCCAGGGATAAGGGAAAAGGCAAACCTATGAAAAATTATACACCAGAACAAATCGCCGCGATCATTGAATTTGTTGGTGATTTTGTCACCTGGGTAAACCAGGAAATCGATAAAGAAATTTCCAACACAATGGAAATTTCCTTTGCCGTGACGTCCGAATACAGGGCCAAGCTCGAAGGCAGAACAGCGACTTATAACAAGTGCATCCATCACTTGACGGATGTCGCTAAACAACTTGTCACCGACAACATCGGCGAAATACTAAAATAAACCACCGCAAGGCCCGTCCCCTCGGGGATGATCGGTGCAAGTCCGATGCGTAGAAATACGCGGCGCTCATGGTGGACATAACGACACCGTCCCCGAAAACTATTTAATATTGCTAGGGGTCCCATGGCAGGGAAAGGAGAAACCGTTATGAAAAATGTAGTTAAAACTACGATCAACCAAATTGCAAAAGAGGCTCGTAACCTCGACCTCGCCTACAATGACCAAATGACTGTTGTTAAGGTCATTAAAGCAATTTATGCAGGCGACAACGAGTTGGCGTTTGCGTTATTATTTGCAAACGAAAAACTATTCCCCCTGGTTTATACCTGGGGTGGTGTTACCGCCAATGGAGGTGTAAGATAATGAAAAAAGTTTATATTTCAAAAATCAACTATTTCGACGGCGAGAACACACAAAATCTCGCTTACTGCATCTTTGACGACGAAGAGCAAGCAATCGAGTGGATTAAACACCACCGCAATCTTCTCGAAGAAGATTTATATCTTTTCAAGGAAATGAAACAAATATTTTGTTCCACTCTCTCCGAAAAAGAGAGGAACAAATATTATCTAGATCTAAGTGATTTAGAAAAATCCTTTGAGGGATATTGCCTATCTCCGTTTGGGTTTGATGTCTCGATCGACGAATATGGTTATTCAGTCGACGAATATGAAATCGGAAAAGAGGGAATCGTTGAATCATACTATGAATTTGGCGACCCCGTAATAGATTTCAACCGCGTCGAACAAAAATTAGACGCCTACAAAAAAGAGAGAGGAGATATAACAAAATGAAAAATATAAAACATTATACATTTGTATTCACCAACAACGACGGTGTCACCATCACAACGATGGCACTATCAACGCCGAAAAAAATCGACGTCTTCGAACTCGGTGACGATCTTGCGATGTCGCTGATACATCAACTGGGTATCAATGTGAATACCCAGGTGACTGTCGATACGATCGACTAACAAAGAGGTATCCAACAATGTATAAACAAATAACCCTTGAGGAATACCTCGAGGAATGCACCAAAGAAAACGAACACACTGTTGAAGACGATCCTTGCAAGGATTGCACAAACAGAACTTGCGAGTGGAGTACCTGCTCGTATTCAAACGACTAAAGGAGGCAAAAGATGTTCAAAGAATTAATAGAACACGTCAAAAACAACAAGCCAGCGGACGTAAAAGTAGTCATCGGGACGCACCCGTTGAGTTACTGCGACGAATCGCAGGCGCTTCTTTACTTCAAAGAAGCAAAAGCAAAAGTGTCCATTACTCAAACGGACGCTATTACACCTATGTACGTTTGCTTAATAAGTAAAGCCGTACCTAGGCTTGGCCCTGCCCTTGGAGGGCGTTACAAATGGCAAGAAATTGAAATAACAAAGGACAAGTTCCAGGCAGACAAGGTCTGGAAGCTTATCCAGGCAATTGTAGAAGACTCAAACAAATTCTACAACAACGAACTTCCAATGAAGTTCGAAGACGCTCTAAAGGAGGTAAACTTATGAGCACTTTTATAATTAACAGAAAAGACCGAGTTCACTCGGTTGGCAACAATGTTTATGATCAAGTTTTGGTCATGAAAGACTCGCTTGTCGGGGAAGGCGACGGGATTAAGATCCTGTTCGTCAATTCCGCAATAAGCGACGAAGAACTTAAAGAAAATATTGAGTTCTTTTATCGTAATTATGATGATATGTCATATGTTGACAAAGAATTCAATATAAATATTTCGTTGGGCACGAACGCGTATCTGGCGGAAAAGAAACTCAACGCCATATTAAAGGCGATTGAGAAAATAAATAAAAAATATGGCAAAGGAGGTAAATAAAATGCCATATGTAAAAATAACAAAAACAAAAATCAAAAACAAAGGCGAAAATCGCCCTCATGGGACGACGAAGCCCAAGAGCAAAGACGTGCGTTGCCACGTCGACAAATATTTCAAAGACACTTTGGAATATGCAATCAAAAAACAAAACTATTAAAATTAAAGGAGGACTTAATATGTCTATTAAACTTAACCAAACTGAAGCAAACAAAACCATCATCAACGCTCTCGACGCAATGAAAGCGGATCAAAACATCAACCTCGGCATCGAAGAAATTGAATTTCCCGATGGCAGCAAAGAAAAGTTCTACTATAATGGCGAATCCGACAAACAAGCAGCAGTGCACTTCGCACAGATTTGTATTGATGTTTGCGCCGGCGACAGCAACAAAGCCAAAAGCATGATGGCTTCTTGTTTCATGCTTCTCACCAAGGGCTACAATGTTGACGAGATTGTCCCGTCTGCCGAAAGTGAGATAGACACCGAAACTTATATTGATTATAAGAAAGGGGTACTGCTCACGCCGCAAGCGACAGTTGTCGCATCGCTTACCGAGGACGAACTTAAGGCCACCAAAGGCAAAAAGAATGCCCTCACCAAATCTCTTTTACTTGAGAGAGCAAGGGCGGATTATCTCGAAGACTCTCTCGACGATGCCGGGTACGGCTTCGACGCTCTAAGCTTCGAAAGAGCTTATTTGGGGCTTTAAAGGACAACGGGCTGCCCTCTTCGGAGGGCGGCTTGTGATGCTTCATAACGGCATCAGCTCGTAAAAAACAACAACAATAATGGTGAATCGAGTATTCTTAGCCAGAAAAGGAGAAAAAGTTATGAAAAATTTCTTAGATCAAATTAAAGCAATCGTAGCAAAAGAACCACAACCAGATCCAAAATGGGCTCCAAAACTCATTATTTATTGGACAACCAAAAAAGATGGGCAGATTTATCATGACCTGTCCACCGGGAAAAGGATTGCCCCAGCAGATGCGGCAAAATACACCGAGTGGAAGAATTATGACTCAAAATATCTAAAATATTCGGCATATTCTTCACCAAGATTTACGTATATAAAATTCCACAAAAAAGAAAACATTGTGGAATTAGCATATATTGAAATACCAACAAACCGGGCTGAAGAAAAAGAGGCCCGAGAATGGGAATGGGCAAACTGGAGGTACTTCGTGGATCTTGATGAATATCCAAGAAGAGTCATGGACAACAAGGGTCGTCCAGTCAGCGAATGGACGATTCACGAAATTCTGAGGGACACTCCATTAAAAATAAAGTATCAAATAGACAAGGAAATGTTTGGCGGAATAAACACCGAAGACGTTTGGATTTGGGGGTATTATGATAAATTGGAAAGGTTTATCAAATTAAAAAAGAACCCGAATGCCAAGAAAACCAAAACAGCGAAAGAGCTTTTAATAGAGAAAGGGAATGCTCTATTAAAAGAGTCTCCTACGGAGTTCCCAGCCCGAATCGCCGGTGTGTCTATCGTGAGAAATTTCGAACAAATTTCAATCATAGATACAAATGGGTGGCGGCCATGCAGGTTTTACTTTGATGGCAAAACTTACGCAGCCGCAAAAGAACCAAACCTTGACAAAGTTTGCGGTGCCAATTTGATAACTCAAGGATTTATTTATAATCCCGAGGATTTAGCCAAAGGGGCATTTGCAAAATATGCAAATTTATTTATCAAACCCGATCTCCAAGAAACCTCTTGGGGTATTGACTCAAGGGAACCGGAATTTCCAAAGGATAAAACATCCTACACTTGGCCTTTGATTTGTATGGTCACAAACCCTATGCTAGAAAAGATAGCAAAATCATACGGGGGAATAAGAGAAATTCGTTACTTTTCGAACAAAGGCGAATATCCTGAGTTTCTTGGGGAAAATCTTGATAAAAAAGCAAAGACGCCAGACAAATGGTTGGGTATTAATAAATATCAATTAACTAAATTGATTCAGTTTATGAATTCACCACAAAATTTGTTTTCGTATTGGGCGACAAGAGCGATAAAAGTATTTAAAGATGCAGTAGAAGGAAATGTTGCTGCATTAGATAATCACACAAGTGATGCTTATATAAATAACTTAGACGCCATTGCTGAATTGATGGACTACCATGGCCGTATACCCGAACCAGAATTAGAAAACTGGAGAAAGGCAATGCTTAAGAAAATAATAAAAAGCAACAAAGAAAGACATAATATTAGAATTTTACGTGACACCATATCCATGTGGCGCCAGTTAGACTATCCGCGCCCAGCACTTGAAAATATCTCCGTATCAGAATTGGGCAGATTGCACGACACTTTCGTGGCAATGTACAACGAACAACTGCGCCACTGGAGAGAACGATGTGAAGAACAAAATCGAAAAGAACGCGAGCAAAGGGCAAAACTCAACAAAGTAAAAATTGAGTTTCGCAAAACCCTCGAGTTCGAGGATAAAGATTATTTAATAAGGCTCCCGGTTGACAAAAACGAAATTATCAAAGAAGGCATGGAACTCCATCATTGTGTTGGAAGCTATGCAGAAAGACATGAAACGGGAGACACAACAATCATGTTCTTACGCAAAAAGTCCGAACCCGACAAACCTTTCTACACCATCGAAGTGGGTATAGAGGTCTTAACCGATACGGTCTCAGAGCTTCGCATAATTCAAGCACACTCTTTTGGGAATAAGTGGATGGGCAACGATCCAGCAGCAATTCCGACTGTTGTAAGATGGTTGCGTCAAAACGATATTGAATGCGACAGAGCAATTCTAACCTCAACTTCCACCCAATATGGGATGGGAAGGAACTTCATCAAAATGCCCGAAGTGGCGTAAAGGAGGTGCTCATGATAGCACGTTATCTTAAATATGGCAATCATTGCCTATTGTATCAAACAGTTGTCCTTGAGGACAATATCATCATTACCATCAGCCGTGAGAAAGGCGGTTGGTGTGATAATGCACCGAGAGTGTCAACTAAAGTATATGACACTCGTCTTGAAGCAAAAACGGCTTTTAAGCAATTGTGCAACGAGCTTGCACAAGAATACACAAAAATTTAGGAGGTAATAAAATGAAAAATCAACTTTTACAAGAGACCGCAGCAGGTCTCGCAATGGCAACAGCGTTCACCGACGGTGATTTCAAAGGGATATCTATTATCCTTAATACCGAAGGTGGACAAGCAGAAGTCCGCCTTGACGTAACATCAGACGGCGAAGCAAGAGTCTTCGTTTACAAAGTGGGCGAAGATGAACCAAGTGACACAATTGTGTTGAACTAAAAGGAGGCGTAAAAATGGAAAACATCACATTCACAAAAGAACAACAAGAACAAATCAAACAAAATGCTCTCGCAATTGAGCGTTACATCGTCGAAAACGTCGTCCCGCGTCTTGCGGGCGATGTCCGTCTTGAGTTTGGAGGAACCCACCAGTGCCCACGGACGGGAGCGGTAACCCCAATGTACGTTCTCGTCATCAAAAAAGAACCTTACCACTTTTGCGCAGGGTGGAACAAAACTCAAAAAGCCCATGTTGGGCTCGTTTACGGGTTTGGGCCTGCAATGGTTTTAGAAGAGCGTCAAACAGATGCTTTGTATGCTCTTCTCCAGAATTGGTCTTCGCTTAAGACCAAAATAGAACAAATAATAGCCAAACAAGACGCAGCCAATGCGTTTATAAACAATTTCGAAATTTAAGGAGGTACTGAATATGCGTACAATTCAAGCAAGAATTCATTCACTCGGCGGTCAATTCGCCGAAGTCACCATCGTCAGCGAAAACGGCTGTAACAACGTTATCGTTGAATACAGAGGAGTTCGCTGCACCGCAATCTACAATCCGTTTGTGGGTTGTTATTACGTAGATGACATCTACGGCATTATTAAGTAAAGGAGGTATAGCATATGAAATTATATGCGACGAAACAAGAATTATACGATACCTGTATGAAGAGCGAGGCCGGTATCACCGTGATAGCCGTTCCCGTTTACAGCGAGGACGACGGTGAGTTTTTAGGCTATGAAAAAGAATTTGTCGATTGATTATCGACAAATTATGACGAAAGAATTTATTTCGAATTCATTGGTTAAAGGAGGCCAATATGAACAAATATGAAATTGCAAAAAAAGTAGAACAAGAAGATACCCTGAACGCCATTGAGTGTTTGGGGTATGACACGAGTCGTTTGTCAAACGACGAACTCGAAATCATCAACGACGAACTACAAAACGCGTTAGCAAACGATGATGTTTACAACGCAATTTACAACGACGCATTGGAAGATATCCTTGCGGCGCATAACATTGAACAACTTTAAAGGAGGGTCATAAAATGACTTTTAAAGAACAACTCAAAATGGCAAATAACAACAATCTCAGCATTCTCGATCTTGAAATCGCGAACGAATGCGACTGTGTATTCGATTTTGACTACACCGACGACGATTTTGAAGCCCTTTGTGGGGTTATACGAACTGCTTATCTTAAAGCAGAAGAGATGACGATTGTCGCACTCGTTCGATGTGTAAGCGACCTTATCACTGACAAAAATTACACAGTTCAACAAGTGCTTGATTTAACCACTTGGGATCTTATCGAAAAAGCAAGTTGGTATTTATAAGGAGGTAACAACAATGGAAAAACTGTCTCAAAAACAGCTCGAAATCGTAATGCAACCTGAAAATGTCGCAAAAAGAGTAGAACTTCTCAAGGCTATGGACGTTGTCGTCCGTAGTCTTAATGACGAAAGTGTCATGGACCTTTGGCTCACCAACGGGGTTCCCGACGGAGCTGATGAATCAGATTATGAATTCATCGCAGAAGACGTCGCAACCCCCGAAGATGAGGATGGCGACACTTCTTGCTTCGAAGAGTGTTGTCGCTGCTTTACGGCGTGCATCGCTGCAGGAGCAAAACACGGTTATTATAGCGGTGGTGTACTCGGCGACATTCGTCCCGTTGCGAAAATCAAAAAATCTATCGTAGCGTGGGCAAACATCCAAACGGAAAGCTATCTCTTCCGTTGGTATATTGAGAGCCTCAACATAAGTGGCGTGGTCACTTCAAAGAGTACAATCGCCCCGACAGAGAGAGTTCTCAAATATGTCAAAGAACATTTCCTTGAAAAAGGCTATCCCGACAAAGAGAAGATTGAGAATCTCTCTGAAGACGATATCCAAGTATGGATTGACTGCTTGGATGACGATTACGACAAAAATAACGACGGTGTACTCGTCGTGAATTATTAAAGGAGGTATAGAATATGTACAAAGAACAAACAAAACAAGGCTACGAAATCGTAGCAATCATCCCCGACGGTAGTCGTGAACATATCATTGCAAAGCGTGATATGTCTTGGGGAGATGACTATTTCGTCGGTCTCGGTTACAATCGGGCCGACGGGACCTGGAGTCAAGGGTTGTATTCGTACAAGACAGTCGACGAGGCGCTCAATGCTTTAATTGAAGAGAAATATTCTTTCACAAAGAACTCTCTCATTAAGCGTTTGTTGCGCTACGTGGAAGCGAATTCCGATGGTGTAGAACAATTGTATCAAACTCTCATTGGAGAAATCCAAATGACCGAAAGCGAGATAGACGATTGGGGATATGGTTATTGTATCCCCGAAGAAAATTAAGGAGGTTTCAATATGAAACAAACGATTTTGCAACAAAAACTTAAAGCTTTTCTCGATGAGAAATACGGCCCGTGGGCTTGGGATGAAAAGTCCCAGTGCTACTACGATGAACCTTATCGTGGTTATGACGACGTCATCGACGATAAAACCATCGGCGAAATTTTGGATTCAAAATATCCGATGGAGACACTCGAAGAAAAATGCTTCGACTGGTGGGAAGACGCCGCGTGGCAGCGTGAGAGGGAGCTTATTGAAGAGTTTCAGAAAACCCTCACTCGTCAATCGTGGGACGACGACAAGATTCGTGAAGAACTCGAATCGATGTGGTATTTCAAATACCCGATCGACGAGTATCTGGAACAAGAGGTGTGCGTCGACATTCGTATCGACACAGGCGATGCAAACTACGACTATACGTTAAACGCGGTCTATCCGCATTACAACGGTCGCGAAGAAGACGAGATCGACGATCACGCGTCGTTGGTATGGTTGGCAAAAACTCAAGGCTATTCCAAAGAGCAACTCCAGCATGCGTTGAACACGCTCGAGGACAGCCTTGATCGTCACGGTTTCTTGGAGACCGTGTTCGATGAACTTATCAACTGTGGTTCACCGATGCCGCAGCTCATCTTCCCTGTAAAGATGTCTCTCGGTAAGCTTATTGAGCTTCAAGAAATTATCAACAAGAGAGACGAGGACGGGTACCACTGGGAACCCGAAAAACGCGAGGACTGCGGTTCAATCGTCGTCAGTAAAGACGTTGAATGTCTTCTCTACGATAGTTGGAGTGGCGGTGGTAGTTGCTGGGGTATCCAACTTGAGAAGGATGTTGAAATCCCGATTAAACTTATCTGCGACATCAAACCAGACGGAGCACAAGATTATTCAATTAAATCTTGTTACGGCTGCAACAGTAGCTGTTGGAAAGATGCCATCAAAGAATACAAGTTCTAAATCAATCACGATGTGCTATCGGCAATACGGGCAAAAAATATTTTTTAGGAGGCCCAAAAATGGCTACGATTAACAAAACCAGTAAACTTTACGCAGGCGATAAATTCGCCATCACCAGCACCGACGGAAGAAAACTCCGTCTCGTAATCGAGCAAGACCAGTTCCCAGAAGACCCGCGTTCGTGGGATAACCTCGGAACAATGCTTTGCTGCCATCGCGATTATCAACTCGGCGATTGTAACAGCAACAAGGAAACCGAAGAGCAGCTCGCGGAAATCTGCCGTAAATACGGGAAGAGCGACGAAGAAATCGACGAAATGACGTTCTCTGAAGAAATCCAGTTCATTCTCGATCAAGACGACGTTTGCGGATTGCCGTTATGGATTTACGACCACAGCGGTATCTCAATGTCGACAAGAAGACAATGCTCGTGGGATTCGAGCTTCGTCGGGCTTATCTTCGTCGAAAAAGACTTCTACCTCGCGCAGTCGTGCTTGAAAGACGAAAAGAATTGGAAGGCAAAAGCGAAGAAAACGCTCGAAAGCGAAGTCGAAATTTATAACGATTTCCTCGAAGGGAACGTTTACCAGTGGACGCTTTACGAGCCCACCGTCGTAATCAGACAATCGATGGACGGCAAGGAATTGAGCCGCAAAATAGACGAAGAAGGCGAAATAGTCGATTCGATGTGTGGGTTTTATAGCCTAACGTTTGAAGACGCGGACGCATACTTTGACTTCGAAATCGCGGAAATCGAGAAAATCGACTAAAAAATAAGGAGGAACAAATCATGAAAATTTACAAAGAAGATAGTTTGAGCAACTTTGAATGGTGGAGCGGCGCAGTAGCCACCGCGGATCGTATTTGGGAAGAGAGAGGGACAGAAGGTTGGAACGAACTCGAAGCCATACTCGAAGACGCCTATCCTGACGGAATGGACGAAACGGAACTGAACGACCTGCTATGGTTCGATGCCGACACCGTTTATGAATGGTTGGGAATCGGCAACAAAGAAGATGAAGACGATGAAAATGAATAATTAGGAGGAAACAGACAATGAAAAACGAAATGATCGACGGAATGGAACCAGCAAGATTTTTAGCAGCTCAACTACTTACAAACAGTAGCCTCACCGGGAAGCGCTACTACGATAAAGAAGATGAATATACTGACACGCTCAGAGCAAATCTCCCCTTGATATCAAAGGGGGCCGCTTCTGAGCTTGACTCAAACGAAAAGTATCGTACAATTCTTTGTGTGAAATACGTTCGGCTTGAACTTTCAGCCAAACTGTTGCAATACGAAATCGACTACGACAGCATCCACAAGTACGACGAGCAGTACGATAAACTTATCGAGCAAACAAAAGAAAGTATCGCATTTTACGATGCTCTCATCAACAAACTCGAAAAAATATTATAATATAGGAGAAACGAATTTATGGAATTCACGAAACAAAACATTGAACAAATCAGAAGCAACACGACATCGGAATTGACGAAAGACGTAATCGATTACATTCTCAACGAATGGGACGAATACGACGACAAGAAAAACATCGTTCTGGATGTTCTTAATAACGGGTGCCAATCGGGCTTTGTGGGTCACCTTGTTTATTACAGCCAAACAACGGCTTATTACGAGGAGCACAAAGAAGAAATTAATGAACTCCTTTATGACACAATGGATGAGTGTGGCATTTACGTTCCCTCGGAACTATTTGGCGACAAATGGGACAAAGAAGACCCTCTTGCTCTTTATCAGTGTAACCAAAACATCCTCGCATGGTTCGGATTTGAAGAAACAATGCACAACCTTGCAAGAGAATTTGAAGAACTCGAAGAACTTATTTAAAGGAGGCCCTTATGGACAAACAAAAATTTATCAATTATATCAACAACGAACTCGGTCTCGACGAAACCTGCCCATCTTATCCATATGTGGAAGAGCTTTATGAAGCCCTTCTTCCTTATATGGAAGAACTCAAAGCAGGCACTTATCGTCTGCTTTCGATATACAACTACGAAGACTGTTACCCCGACTTTTCAAACAAAGTCGCCGACATCGATCTTCCTCATTGGTTTGAGATCGTCGTCTATCGCGCTCCGCAAAGTTACAAATATTATGTTGAATTCTCTGACGAGCTTTCATCAGATGTCTACTTTGCACAATCGATTCTCTTCAATACCGAAGAGGAGGCTTTGGATTGGGCACGAAAGATAGAATTCATTCGTTTCAAGATATATTCGGTATATCTTATGAAAGTCCCCGTGAACGAAGAAGGCGATATCGACGGCGATATTCTGCAAGTCAAAAAACTTTATTAAAAGGAGGAACAAACACATGTTCAAAAACACAACCCTTAATTACACCCGTATCAACAAACGTGAGGCTCGCAAGCTCTACAATCTCGGCAGACCAATCACGATTCTGCCCTGTAAAGCGAATCCAAACAGCCCTTGGTTCTCAAACTCGACAGTTTCCAAAGAATCAGCAGACAAGAACTTTGACGCCTTGGTCAACGAATTCACTTATTACAACTGTAACACAGTCGAACTTGGACGTCGTCCGGCGTTCTATGTTTTAACTATCAACGAATAAGAACAAAAACCGACCGCAGGCGGCTATTCCTGCGGAAAGGAGTTATTATGAAATACGGCAACGAATTGAGAGCGCAAATTGAAGCGGAAAAACAACGCGTTTATGACATTATAGAGCGCAGAGAACAACGTATCGCAAATTGCGAATATGACTGGGACGACTGCTTCGTGTCGGCACACCTTGACGACGACAAAATTCGTGAGTGTAATATGCAACTTGAAATCTTGAAGGGCGACGGCACAATGGAAATTGAAGCGTTTTTCGACGAGAACGGCAAAGAGGTTAACGTCCGTTGGATTTACACGAGATACGGCGGTGCGTATGTCGGCAGGGGCATTTTTGCGAATAGTAAGCAAGCCCTTTGCAAGAAGACGGGTTGGACGACAAAGACAATCAGCGTGCCTTGTTGGACGAAGTTTGTTACAAGCGGAACGGGTATGGCAGGAGTTTGTAGCGGACACACGGAAGTAGTTCGTTGGCATACGAATATGGTTACGGGTGAATACGTCGGCTATCCCGACTAACCGCAAACAAAGCCGAGCGGGGCGGCTAAACCCCGCAAAGGAGTAATTATATGACTTATACAGAAATTCAAAACGAAGTCGTTAAAAAGTATCGGATTGATTTATGCGACGGTACAAAGTGCAAAGACGGCGATTGGAGCAGAACTCACGCACACGTTAAAACCCGCCGAATTTGCAAGTGGAAACAAGCGAACAGCGTACAGTCAACATTTACTTTATTCCACGAGATTGGACATATTGAAACAACGAAAGCGAATATGCGCAGAGCCGAGGAGGAATACCACGCCACCGTGTGGGCGATTAACGAGTGCAAAAAATACAGGATTGAATTGCCCGCAAAAATTATTAAAGAATATCAAGACTATATTGATATGGAAAAAGACAGAGGGTTGCGTCGGGGCGGTGCGGTTTACGGAGATTTAAGATTAAACAAATAAACCCGCGCCCGTTCGGATAAAAGCGGGCAAAGGAGTAAACATTATGAAAATTTATCAATTCGCAAGAATCTCGCGACTTTAGTTGTGAGAAGTTCAAACTAAATAATTAAACGGAGGATACAAAAATGAAACTTTACAGAACTGCAAAATTCTATAACCCCTTCTCAATCGATGTCAACGGTAAAAGTTACGAGCTTTGCGACATTGCCTTTTTCGATAAGGATGGAGTCATCTGCCGCACCAATCGTGGTTGGTTCGAATCAGGCATCACATCAAACAACAAATTTGATTACCTCGAAATTCCAGGCGACGTGAAAAAGAAAATAAAGGTTGATTTTAATGAGAAGCAAGCTTTTGTTGTTCGCGCCGAAGAGCCCTGTGGTTTAGCCGATCATGTGCTGTACATCCCAAGCTCGTTCGTTAAATTGTCGGCTCCGACGGCTGTTCGCTCTACAATGGCGGACCATCATTGGGAGATTACATGGAAGACAAACATCGACGGGGTATCAATAACCAAATGGCACTTTGTCGACGGACAAAGTCAAGAGATTGTCAAACAAATTAATCAAATCGGACAGAATATCGCTCGTCTGTGGGGCTATACGACAAAAGCTCTACCAAAACTCATTGAACAACTTCAACAGAAGAAAGATGAGCTGGACAAAGCAACCGAACGTGCGTTGGCAATTACGGCTGACGCTGTTTTGAAAAACTATAGATAAAGGAGGCGCAACAATATGTGGAATTGGCATGATTATGATCTTTCCATCAAATGCAATCAACAACCTGAAATGCGAGTAAGCGTTGTTGCGGAAAACAAAGGAGCGGCAATCAAGTACGCAAAGAAGATGTACGCAGCGGAGTACACTATCTATGCAGACGATCGAGCCAACGAATGGCAATGCGAATTGCTTTGGGAAGAGGAGGTGTAACAATGGGTAATACGAAACCAAGCTGGTCCTTGGCCCAATATGGGAACTATGGCAAAATAGAAAATCAAGGGTGGTTCAAAGAACTCGTCTCCACCCAGCCCCTCGTTGCTTATAGCAAAGTCGGGAGAGAAGACAAGCTCAAGTTTGTATTCTTTGGTTCTGAAGCAGAAAAACTTCAAGAAGTTCTGCAAGCCAGAAACATAATTCACGTTGTCAAAAAAGCCCCTCTAAAAGAACTGACCAATAATCAGATCAAAGACGGCGACGGCGTCGAGCTTATTATTCCCTATAACTTCGCCAAATTCTCCCCAAAGAGGATAGTCAGAAGTAAACCGGTTATTATTGAGTAGGAGGTGAGACATGGGCTGGATACACTGGGTCTGCATTGTTATCCTGTTGATTTGGGCTTGGTTTAAACTTCATAAATAAGCTTAATCCAATATAACCCATCTCCGGGTTTTCTCGATAGTCACCATCGAATAAATCGTTTTAATACAACCCCGTAGCCAACAAACAGGATTGGACATCGCCTGGACTAACAAGTCAAAATGCTCTCCAGGGGGTAGTATACCGGCCCATACCTCGCCAAACCCGTCAGCAACAAATGCAAAAATCAATCATAGATAATTATAGAAAAAAGGAGGTGAAAGCCCGTGGCAGGATTCATGATCGTCATCGAATTCGTTGTCGTCTTTATTGCAATTTGGGGCGCTCTGCACAGATAGTCCTAAACTCAACAACAAAATAACACAAAAAGGAGGTGAAGATAGATGCTTGCAGAAATAATAGGAATATTGTTTTGGGTAGTTGTTGACCTTGCCCTCGCAAAATGGTATATGTCTAAAAACTAACCACAATTACTTGGGTTTTCTCGATGGTTACCATTGAATAAATCGGACCCGTTATGGGGGTAGTATACCGACGCACGGCGTCTTTTAACCTGCCGTCCCATTTTTCGAAGGCGCCCCATTTTTTCTTAGAGCGGGGGTATTTTTTTAAGGGGCCCATTTTTTAACAAGGGCCGACTTCGTCGACCATAATGCCAACCGATTCTATAGGCAACCGACGAACCAGGTCAGCGTCCCCACCCACCCCCGAACGACAAAAATGAATAAATATACATTTATTCAAAGCAGCGCCCCTTTCTCGACGCCCCTAAATATTGATACCCCCGGGGGGTATATTTTTTACCAAAGAAAAACCCCTCTTTTTCGAGGGGAAAGAGCTAATCCAAGAAGTCGTCAACGGCCATCTGGACTCCACGGAGGCGCTTATCGGAGCCTCGGGAATTGACCTTTGTCCCTGAACCCCAAGGAGTCCTTTTAAGAGGCGGGAAGACGAGTTCTTCGTCGTCGTCGCGGGAGGGAGGGGCTTTTTTGCCTGCCTTGTCCGCCGCCGAACGGAGAGTTTTCGCGAAGTCTACGACCGCATCGAAGTCATCGTCCGAGAGATCCTGGAGGAAATCCAAGAAAGAGAAAAACTTTGCGTAGTCGGAGATATTAGTCGGCATTATCGGTTCCTCCTTTTTTTTGAAGAGCCCACGCAGCTCTCATGCGCTCGGCAGTAGCGGCGCGTTGTTCTTCAGTCTGTGTCTTCTCTGCGCTTCTCAAAGACAGGAACTTTTTAGGGGCCTCGAACTCGTAGGCAGCCGGGGCGCCATTGCAAGTGGAGACGGTGACGAGTTTGTAGTCTTTCGGGTTTTTAATCATCAGAGCGCGGAGCTTGGTGACCATCGTGTTGTCGGTGGTCCAGATCGACATCTTGTCTTCGGCGCGACTGAGGTTGATGGTGGTTTCCTGTTCGTCGGAAGGGATTTTCATGAGGGTCTCGAGATCATCGACGGTGTAATTCTTTTTTTGTTCAGACATGGTAAAGATACCTCCTGTTATCGTTTTCTTGATCATATTATACCACAGGGCGGCGGTCGTTGTCAACTGTTTGCGACAAATTTGACGGGGTTTTTGGAATTTTTCTTTTGGCCCCTTTTCGTTTTTCCTGCAGGTTCTAGTGTTATTCTTAATCTGAGAAACAAAAGGGGGTGGGTTGAAGAAGTTGTCGACCGAGATGTTTTCGTCTGAAATTCTTGTGTTATTCTTAAATCCTGAGGGAAATACGGCATTCTGGAATGTTTTTGTGCGGTAAGATTTGCGCGGCGGGGCGTTTTTTCGTGGAAAGGGGGTGTTTTTTGGGGCGGCGGGCATTTCTTTCTTTGTTTTTCCTGAGTTTCCTGAGACTGCTGGTTAAACAAAAGGAGGGCAAATGAAGAAGTTGTCGATTGGGGGGCGTTTATTTTTTCCTGAATTAACAGAGACTGCAGAAAATGGAAATACGGGGTTGTGGGATGTTTTCCCCGGAGAAGTTTTTCTTTTACAACGTTAAAACCGCCCCAGGATGACGGCACGGGCGGTTTATTATAAAGGAGGTGATACTATGCAAACATACTCAACTTCGTTGTAGGGAGGGGAGTATTATTGGCTAATTCGCCAAGTTGGTTCTCCCACCCCTCTTCCGCAAGGGACAAACAACAAACAAAAACCCTTGACGCGGAATCGTATAATTTGAAGGAGGTCCAAAAACGGATTCTATAAGACGGCGGCAAATGTCATCCTTAAAGGCCGCCACCGTAGTTGGCTATTTAGAGTGTCGAGAAAAGAGTCCCGACAATATCTGGTACACAGGCAGGTTCTGTTGGAGCCGAATTAAGACGCGACAGAAAGTTGTCGGAGTCGTCGTCTTCGGGGAGATCCGGGAATACTTCGACGGTAATCGGATTCTCGTCGATGTCATAAGCATTAATGAGCAATTCCACTTGGCTCTTTCCTCCTGTGGTGAGATCTACGTACACCCCGAGAGGGCGGCGGTTTATGGTGGGGTGGTTGGTGGCACCGCTGCCATATCTCGTTGTGTGATTTTAGTATATCACAGAGGAGACTGAATGTCAAGTGTTTATGACAGGTTTTGGAAAATTTTTTTCTTTATTTTTTTTCTTGGGGGAAGGAAGGGACATCCTGATGCTGCTGTATGTCTGGTAATATCCGCCGCCGGATGAAAGGGGTAAGAAGGCAGCTCTCCCTTGTGTCCTTGTGTTCCCCTAAGACATCTTCTCTGATGCTCTCCGGGGATGGGTTCCGAAGACTCGACCACACAGATGGAATTGTATGCACGATGAGAAATGCGAAGCGTTTCGATGTCGTGCCATACGACTGGCGAACAACGTGAGCTATGGGGTTTCAGGGAAGCGTAGCGACTCCCTGACAATTGGTGGGTATGTTCTTCGGGAAGGCTAGAAATCGAAGTGGCCGTCTTTGTGGATTCCCAGAGGGATGTCGAAGTTCTTTGGTTTCCCTTAGGTATCCTTTCCTTGTACCTACTCTACCGAGGGTATATACTTAGTCGATTACTTAGTCGATTACTTAACTGATTTCAGTAACAAGATATATATAAGATATTCTATTGTAAAGAGGCTCGTCCCTTTAGGGACGAGCTACGTATAATTCAAGAAAACAGTAGTTTTATTCACTATCGTTCATAAAACTTCACTACGTTACTGTTTTCTTAAATCTATTTCTATCTTTTTATATGCTTCGCCTCCTTATATAGAAGATCCAATTGACTTCGTAATTATAGAAAGACTTCGTAATTGTTAGAGATATATAAGATAGAGAATATAGAGATATATGAGAATATTCTTATTAGCTTTCTTATTAGCTTTCTTTGGATATATATTTATATATATCTTTCTTTATTAATTCTTTATTAATTCTTAAAATAATAATATTTTCTAGATCTTAGACTAGAATAATAAAAAATATTATTATATTCTTATCTTATCTTATCTTATCTTATCTTATCTTATCTTATCTTATCTTATCTTATATACTCTCCGTAATGTAATGAGAGATATAATATAGTGTAATGAGAATATTATGAAATAATATTCGAATGAAACGTAATATTATATCTCGAATGAAATGAAAGGAGTATATTAAACCCTCGGAGAGTATACTATAAACGCGCGCGCGATATTATATATTCCCTTTAGGGGAATATATAATAAGCGACAAATGGGAGGATTCGGCCTATTCTGACCAGTCTACAAAATCTGAAGCCTCCGCTTGTTCCTTCTCGGAAGGTGTTGGGTCACTTACATTTGCCCTTCTTTGGCTTTCAACATAAAAAGTGAAATGTCTGTCATTGTCTTCTGCCTCTGCCCGAAAGGTGACATAGACGTAATCACCTCGGGATAGCTTCTTCTCGGCTTCGTAAGCCAGACCTCCGATGGCAACCAAATCTATGTTACAGAAGTGACTGTTCTTGCCATAGCCATCTTTCCCGGTGCAAATTGTGTAGGTTGCTTTTTTACGAGTACAACCACTCGGGCGCTTTTCATCGACCACATTTACCAGGGTGATGATTTTTCCTAATGTAGAACCATGAAACATCGTGTTCTCCTCTTGTTCAATATTATTTGGCGGCGGATACAACGGCCCTCCTCCGTCATCCCCATTATATCATATCCGCCGCCGTTTGTCAAGTATTTGTGACACCGGGACAAAAAAGCCCCCAGACCCCCGCCTTACCTCCCAAATTCCCCCAAAATCGCCTCCGTACACACAATGCAAGGGAGAAAAACATTCCAGAATCGATTTTAAGGTCAGCAGGCTATTAAAAGATAAGGAATACGGGACAAAACACCCCTCGGTCGAAGAAGTTGTCGACCGACCCCCTTTTGTCTGAGGATTCCGTTTGTTTATTAGAAAAAAAAGGAAGTTTGAAATTCACCTTCAAACTCCCCTTCTTCAAAACCCCTTAATACCAGAGCCCCTTGCCCTTGAACCACAGCATCCCAAACATGATCATGGCGACCCCGCTGATAACCAACAGCACAAAAACGACGTCGTGAATTCGCCTCAGAGCGACGTTATTGTTGTCCTCGGGATGGGCGTCAATCTGCCTCTCGATCCTCCCAAAAACAACCGCCATAGCGACGCAGAAAACACCTGCCCCCGCCGTAACCATAAGAATTGCTTCTTCTACAATTTTGCACAAAAGTTCAAACATGTTCGTTTCCTCCTTCTTAGTTATATATTTTCGACAACGCTGTCGTATTCTTCATCAAATTCTTCTTCGTCCGGTTCCTTCGGGTCTTCTAAATACAAAGGACAAGACGGGCATTTTTGGTTGTAAATGTCGACGTATTTCTGGACATCCCTCCAGACCGTCCTGATATTAACTCGCCCCCAGAAGGCCAGAATCTCCAGCAAAAAGTTCGCAGGATAAGCGCGGCCATACTGGAACTTGAACAACGGGCACATCTTCACAGAATAGGCCAGCCTCCCGTCTGCCGTCATCCCCCAGCGAACAACGCTGCCAGGCACCGGCGTATCCCTCTGAGTTTTGAACTTCGGGCATCCGTTTTTGCCCGCCACGCTCCTCGAACAATACCAGCAAGCGGTGTCTGCTTCGTTTAAGTTTTTCAAAATGATCGCCGCATTGATGGCACGGATCTCTTTTTCGGTGTATTCTCTGTCTTCTGCTTTCTTGTTAATCATTGTTTATCAACCTCCATTCTAAATCAAATTCGTTCTCGATGTCCGCCGCCGCTTCCGGGATTATGATCTCAATCCTGTTTTCGGGGCAGATTATGTTGTGACGGTCCACGTATTTTTCTGGGTTCCTCCAGATGCTCTGGGCGCTTACCCCCGTCCAGTAACTGATGATCCCAATGACGGTGGCCAACTCCTGAGGACGTCCGTATTCGAATTCAAACAACGGACAACTGCGGATGTTATATTGCTCTCCCAGAGGCCCTTGATGGGTGGTATATTCGCTCCCTTCGACCGGGATGCCTCGTGCTACCTTCGAGCACTTGCTCTTCCATCCTTGTGTTACCTTCCGACATAGCCAACACAGCGTCTGCTCTCCAAGCTCCTCCTGAAGGATCCGAGCATCGATGGCGGCAACTTCTTCGGCGCTTAGCTCTGTCGGTTTTAACGGCGCCCATTTGCTTCCCTTGGGTTTAACAAGGGCGTTTGTGTTTTTTCGCATTGCGTTTCCTCCTTCCTTGAGTGTAATTTTATTATACCACACCTCACCTTGAAAAGTCAAGCATTTTTCAAAAAAAAAATAAGAAAAATAAAAAAAATTTTTTTTTGGCGGCGGATGATGATTTCGGACGCATTCGAATGTCCCAAAAACGGGACATAATTACCGCATCAAAAAATGAATAATTATGCAGAAAAATTGCATAATTATGCACCGATCGTTCCGCCCTATTTCCCGCCCAACTTTTGCTCCGAAAAACGGCGATTTTGAGCGATTTTTAGCGATTTTGAGCGATTTTCGAGGGGTAAAATGAAATGAAAAACAGGGTAACAATGTACCAAAAAAAGGACATAAAAAACAAGGGGTTAACAGGGGTTAACAGGGGTTAAAGTGTGACAAAAAACAGGGCAAATTTGTTGAAAAAAACATACACTTTTTATAACGAAAATTACGGCTGGCGGCGGCTATTTTTAGGGGGTCTCGCCAGCTCTCGATGAGCCTCAAAGGTCGCATTTTCGATGCCTTTTGACGGCGTCAAATGTTACCAAAAATGTCACCTCAATGGGGACAAAATGCCCCCCACAAAAACCCCACGTTCGTCTTCGTCCGCCGCCGTTTTAAAGGTAAAAGTTTAGTAATATTAAACAGAAAGTTTAGCTATAACTAAACAAACACACCTCCTCCAAAGTGGTCAGAAGTGGTTAAATGTCCCAAAAATGGGACATAAAAACACGCTAAATCATAACAAAAAGTTATCGTTCAGCCTGAAATCATAACGAAAAATTATGGTTATGGGCCACCCGCCGCCATCAACGATAACGTTTTTTCTCAATATTTAACATTATAAATGTTATAAATCTAAAAAAAATGTTACATAAGTTTAGTGATATTAAACAAAAAGTTTAGTCATAGCTAAACTCAGCCCCCTAAGTCCTCCTCGATGTGCATAAAAAACGAACAAAATCCTGCGGTTTTCACGCTAAACCCGTACAACTAAGACCTCAAAATCTTTACTTTTTAGGGCCGTATTCGCCAAAATCTTTACTTCGGCGGCGGCTCTGCCTACAGATTACACCACCTTCAGTGTACCAAAAATGGGACATAACTTTTTGTCCTCATTTACCCCGTTTTCTACGTCATTTTCTACGTCATTTTTTACGTCTTTTTTCGCTTTTCTTTCGTCAATCCGATCGTGATTATGCCTGCGTATTATCCCGAAAATCGACTGATGGCATCGTGCGTTTTATCCGTCCGTTGGCGGCGGGACTATCAGTATAGTGATATAGCTTATCGAGTCGTTTGATGCCAACGTCCGCCGCCAAAGGTGCAAATAATGCCAAAAAAAAGGGTCAATTTGGTGCAATTAATTCCACTTTTATGAGTCAATTTGGTACAGGTTTTACACATTTTCCACCCCCTTTATTTCCCCATAATCACACTTTTTCATAGGTTTTGTTAGGTTTTTTATACGTTTTTTCTAACAAAAAACCCCTTTCGTCGGGGTTTCTTAAGGGTTATTTAATCGCGTTCTCCGATAGCCACTTCGGTATTTCCACGAGTGTGTCCCTCCCACATTCGATTTCGACGACGGCTTCGTCTGATGTCGCTCGAAGGTCGACAACGAAGTAGAAGGTCGGGTTCTCCTTAGTCAAGATGTAGAAGCGGACTTTTTCGTCGAGTTCCTTGTTCGGATAAAGACTACGGACGCTGGCGAATTCGGCCGGTAGAATGGGCCGCTCAAATTCGATTTGGTTGTCTTTGTCGAGCTTGTACTTCGTGCACGCTGTGTATGTGGTAGTACCGTTGCCATCGACGAGTTCGCGGATACGACTACGGGCGACGCCGTCGTTGTACGTCCAAAGCTGACGGATGATGACACGGTCAGCAATCGTGAATGGTTTGTATGGACTCGTTAGTAGGTTGACGAAGACCGACTTCGGAAGACGATATCGGAGTTCGTGTTCGAGTTCGTATGATGATGCTTTGTTCATTTTTCCTCCTATAAAACGGCAAAATTGCCTCTGTTTAGTGGGGTGTGAAAAAAGGGACTTTTTAGAGATAAAGGTCCTTAACCACTTTTGGCCACATCTGACCACCTGTGACCACACCCGGTCACTAAGTCAAAAAAATACTTATTATGATTTATAAACCTACGGTTTATAAATTCGTAACACTTTATTTTTAGCCTCTATTTAGACTAATTTTCTTCATTTTTCGCCTGTTTCTCTTCCAATTTTCGTTGGAAACGGCGGTTATACTTCTTCATACACAGCGCACACATGCGGTGTTCTTGTACGAATCCCTCCCCTGGTCTAATCGAAACCTTTGCAAACATTTCGTCGACAGGAATCGTCCGATGGCAGCCTTCGCACTCCCATTCTTTCTTACCTGCCATAATACGCTGTTCAAAGATTTGCTCGATTTCGACGTCAACGCCCTGCTCACGTAACATCTCAACGAAGGCGAAGTCAATCTTATGTCGCATGCAATCGAGTTCCTGTTCGACCTTACAACGATGGTCTGGGTTGATAAGACAGAAGTTACAAAAATGAGTTCTGACGAAATCGCTTGCCTTATCGTTTGAAAGTACGCTAGTCGCTCTCGCACTTTTCGGAGGATTCTTGATTACGCCGCGTAGAACCTTTGCACAGCGAGAGCAGATATAGTTCTGCCAAAGACGCATATCGGTTTGGGGACCAATCTCTCTTTCGCACAACCAACATTTTCTCAGCTCACGGGGTTCGTAGTCAGCCATCTTTCTTGCTCCTTTTTCTTCTTATTATACATCAGCCGTTGTCGTTTGTCAACCTTTTATGACTCATGTTTCTTAATTCCCAACCTATCATACAGCGCGTCATACAGATACTCCGCTGATAAATTTACTGTCACATATAGATTGTTAAGCTTGTCGATGTCGGTAATTACCGCGTTCTCCAATCTCAGATTTATTGAGCCAACTTCAAAAACGCCGCCCATAATTACTTTGGTGGTAAGTTCGACAGTTATCACATCTCCCACTTTGGGCATATGGTCGTCGCCCAAAGTTAGCACTGCATCGTTGATTGCAAAAGGCAATATGGTTTCGTTGGCGTCCTGACTAAACATTGAGTCGTCGACGACCACCACCTTGCCTCTCAAGACGTAGTTCAAGTGGGTGACTTTTGCATCCCAAACTGCTCCAATTTTCATAATCGTTATCTCCTTTATTTGTTCTTCTACTTTATAATACAACGGCAGCAGACGTTGTCGCCCGTTGCTGTGTGAGCACTGATGTGGTCGGTGACCTTGAGTGTCTGCGGTTCTTTTTGCGTCGCGTGAATGACGTCGTAAGTCATTGACATCTGCATGATTCAATCCTCTTTTCCATCCCACTCAACCGCTTCGAGTTCATATGGGGGTATCCTACCTGTGACGAGCAAGAACGGTGCTGAACCCAGCAGAGAGCCTTGGACGGTGTAACGCGCCGCCAATAATGTCCACTTTCGACAGTCCCCTTCCTCCGCAAGATAGTCTTCGGCGTTCTCGAGAATATCGTTTACCCAATAATCGCAAAAGAAACGCGTCTTATCGAGAACATCTTGTCTTGTAATGTTGGGACGACTTGATGAGGGCAGCGCGGCGACGAAATCAAAAAGGTTGTCTATGAAATCGTCGGCACCCAAATACTCAAACAGAATTTGGGCTCGCTCGGCGGTATTGGATGTTGCCCGTAATTGGCTAATTAAGTTGTGGTATGAAGTATTGTCCATAATCCTCCTTTTAACCCGGAAGCGCCCAAGAATTCTTGTACTTCGGCAACGCCGCCAATGCTTCTTCTTTTGTTGGGAAAGTGGCAACGATTGAGCCTGGCTCAAAGGGTAGACCATACTCATCTCTTGCCGTCCAGTCCCAAAGTTTTGTGCCCGAAATGAGTTCTTCCCCTTCGATGCAATATTCTTGTACGTCGAGGGGGTGGCCCGCAGGGTGGATAATTGCCCAGCGGTATTCGGGTTCTTTGTATTTTACCGTAATTGTTTCTACCCTCCCTGTTACAATCTCTTCCAAATTGTCCAAAAGTCTTTCTGGCTGAGCAAACTCGAAGTCTGCCAATAGCTTGTCTCTCCACGCTTTTGATTTTTTGTAGGTTCCCAAACTGGTAAACGTTCCAGAATTGTTATTTGCATAAGGTTCCCACACGACATAACACGGAGGGTTTATAGTTTCCGTACAGTAAGAGGTAAGGTTTCCAATTAAGCACTCGAAGAAAGGCTCATTATCTACCTTGAAAACCGAAAAAGACGAATCCTGAGATGTGTAAACCTTGTGTTTGTTTATGTTTTTTAATTCATAGTTTTTAACATCCGAGGGGTTTTCGGAGGTAAATTTTCCATCGTAAGAGGTATAAGTTATAATACTTTTCATAGTTTTCTCCTTTTATTTCACTATTCGGGCAACTGTACCCGATAGAACCAGTATTCATCATAATCTTGGCCTTTTTTACAAACAAAACCAATTAATATCTTCGGTGACGGGTTCCAAATCCGCATCCTCGAAATGATAGTGTTCGCCTCTTCTTTCTTTGGGGAACACAACGGTGCCGCCAACCTCGTTGTATCCGTGGCCGTCGTCACTGACCAAAACAAAGCAACCTTCTGCCTTGCCTCTCATCACTTTTGCGTAACCCCCGATTTCTACATCAACACGTCCTTTTGCCGACAAAGGCTCCAACATATCGGTTGTAAAATATACATAAGGGGCTTTGACGGGATTCACGAGCTTAAGACGAACGCCGCGACCAATCTCGGTAATTTGAGCAACCTTGCCGCACAGCATCTTTGCAGATGCGGGGAAACCCATACATACCTTAATGTCGCCGTTGTCAGCGACGCCGTACTCTTGCGCCATATCGTCCCATTCGCGGATTGTGACCAAATCTCCTACTCTAAATTTTGCCATTGTCGTCCTCCTTTTCCTCGAACATCTCTTCTGTAAACCACCAGCGAGTGTCGTGCTCAGATTCTTCCTTTTCCGAGAAACGAAGCTGAATGACCTTTCCGTCTTCGTCGTGGGTTATATTAACAACCTCGGCAGTCAACCCGCAGAGCGGTCTCATCTCCACCACAAATGCGGTGTCTGGGTTTACCAGGATGTCGCCGTCTTCGTCGAGGCCATATTCTTTTTCCATGCTTTCCCATGCGCGGATTTTAACAATGCCGCCTATTTTGATTTCTTTTTTGCTTTCTAGTTTCATTTGAATACCTCCTTCTTGGTTCTGTAGTTATTATAGCACAAATACTACTTAGGTGTCAAGCGTTTGTGACAAAATTCTTTCTTGGTTTTCTTGTTTTTCGGTTCTTATTTCTATCAGTCTTTTTTTGGCCGCGTCAAGAGATACCTCAATTCTCATTCCCACTCCTTATCTCCTCCAACCTCTTTTCGGCTTCGGCTTTGGTTACAAACCATTTTATGCCACAATCTTCTATCCAAAATTTCCAACGTGCAAAATCTCTTGTTCGTTCTGCCCATATGACTCCTGCAGGATGCGCTCTATCAAAACAAATGCTTTCTATTTTCCACTCCTGAATAGGAATGCCATCAATGACTTCATACATCACATCTCCGACCTTACAAGGCAATTCCGCAAGCGTTCCGTTCTCGATTTTCTCTTCGAGTTCTCCAAGCCTTTTTACCGCCATTGAATAAGCAAAGAAAGCGTCATAATCGCCAAACTCGCCTATTTTATGCTTAAAATCTTTTAGGTCATATTGAAAACAATCTTTGACTTTTTTCGTCAATCTTTGATATTCCATACTCATAACTCTTCCAAAAGCTCGGGATTATCGTATATATTGCCAATGACTTTACATTCACAACAATTGTTTTTCCAGATATCAACCGCAAAGTCAATCGCTGTGAAATCGTAATCTTCACCTTCGACGTCAACACATAGCGTGCCTCCATAAGCGCAGACTTCAGTTATATAGGCCGTACCGTCATCGTAAGAAACCTCAAGGATATCGCCCTCAAAAATCTTATTGTAGTTCTCGTCACAACGACCTGTGAATTGTCCAATCGTTTTGGGGATAACCCTATTATATCCCGACGTTTCGGTGTACGGGTAAAAAATTGTGTCGGTTGAGAATATGGTGGTCATTTCATTTTCATAAAGATAATCTTTCCCTCTCACAAGATAACCGATAACCCATTCGCCATTATCTTCTCTTTTACCCCTAAACAAAGTTTCCCTCATTATAGTTCCTCCACATAGCACCAACCTTGCGGCACACGAGTAATATTTTCACAACGACCATTCCAAGTCGAATAATACTCACAACGGTCGCACATCGGCAGGTTTATTTTGCAAAGTTTTCTAAACTCGCTCAACTCTTTCGGCCTGTCGTAAATCTTCAAGTCGGATATGTGCCACGCAAGCCCTTGTTTTGCTGTGTTTCCGTCAAGTTCTTCGGGTTTGTAAAAATAGCTAATCATCTCATTGTATGACAAGCAAGCAAGTTTTTCGATGTCATCGCTTCGCAAACTCCCTACAGTAAAGCTTTCAACCGTAGCGCAGACAAACTCTCCTATGACTTTGCCTTCTGCAAGATAGGCATTATAGCGATATGCAGGCAAATGAGAATTTACATCAACTACTTCTTTCCCACTACGCCATTGACCGATAACACCAAACTCTTTACGACCATAGCCACTATTTATGTAAGTATGAAGAGTGTATTTTTTTGGTTTCTTCGGCTTTGTGCAATAGATATAGCACTTGAACGGCACTTCGCATTTAGGTGCGGTCTTGCGAACCTCGATTGTCTTTTGTCCGTTTGCTATTTTCTCAACACATTTCGGGCGAATTGATATTAAAACGCTTTTCATTTTATCCACAACTCTCCCTCTCCCCAGACATACAGTTTGTTTTCGTCTGCATAGCACCCAGCCAGCTTGTTTTCTTCAGTGTATTTAATAAGCCGATGCTCAATTTCGGTGCTGTTTGGCAAATCCTGTAAAGTGTCTACAAATTTTCGCAAGTTCTGTACGATATATATATCAATATCAAGATTGCGTGATTCAATCTTTTCAAGTCTGTCAAGCTCTCGGTTTATAACTTTTCTGGACATCTTTCTGGTGAGTGTATAACGATTATAACCTCTACGCTTTTTCATCTTTCCTCTCCTAAAAATCCCATTCTGGTTTGTCTTTGAATTCTATATTATATCTTTTTTTAAGATATTTTACTGTCGGCATAAAAAAGAATTTTGGCACGTTTATGTTAGGAATATTGTCTTTTGCCCAATCGAGAACATTGTCTGGTAACGGCATAGAAAGCATACAATATGTTATAATTTTATTTAGCATATCAGCAGTTAGTTTGTCATTGGTGAGCTCTTCATTACAGCCCATATCAATTTTGCTCGGAATCCAAGCTTGTGCAAACGACAACTTATCTTGTAATTTCTTGATTTTCTTTGCTGACAAGCGGGAAATCATAGAAAGTCCTAAATCTTCAAAGTCGTTTTCAACAAACCATCTTTCTATAATGTCTGCTTCTTTAACTGGGTCGGTTGTGTCACCGGCTCTTATGAGCAACTCTTTAAGCGTCATTTTTCCACCTCCGCTTGTTTGCACTTATCGCAACGTATGTAAGAATAGTCGTTTTCTTTGTCCATTTCTAAATCAACATCGAAAAGACAACAATAATATTTACCCCAGTTACCCTCTAAGCACATGGGGCAAACATCATCTTTACTCTCACAATATTTGTCGTCCAGCACTTCAATTTCAGCTCTTATTTTCGCCATTTTATTTACACTCCTTTAAAAACTTGTCTATCTCTTTTTGCACATCTCTGCCGTCTATCTGATACGGAATTGCCGTTATTCTGCGGTTTAATTCATTCAGCACATCGGTTTTAGCAGCTTTCGTTTTCTTTTCGGCGCTTTCGGCAGCTGTCCGCACGAGCGTTGTGTATCTTTCCTCTGCGCTTTCGCAGCGTTGCTTATAATCGTTTAGTTTTGCCTCTTGTTTGGACACATAGTCGAGAATAGCTTCGAGAAGTTCTACTGGGACACAATCTGCCGCATAATCGTCTCGTCTTTTCGTGTACCTTATTATCTCTTTGAGTTCTTTCTTGGCTTCTTTAATGGTCATTGTTCTGCCTCCTCTATCTCCTCGATGAGGTCGTCGATGTCAGATACAAGCACATATCTATGCCACTTGCCATCTGGGAAAAAGTTATCGCATTGACTGCATTTTTTAACCTCGTTCAGCATGTCGATTTTGGCTTGTTTGACTTGCGCTAAAATTTCTTTACCGCTTGCAAGTTGATATTTTGCGAACTGTTCTTGCAGTTTAGCGTACTCTTCTTTCAACCGCTCAATCTCAGCCTCGTACTCTGACACGTCGCCGTATCCTTTGCCCATCGCGTAAACAAGTTTTCTGTCATAATTAGGGCAGCCACCTTTCCACTTGTCGCCAATGAACCTCGATATGTCTTCGGGGTTATAAGGGCAGCAGCCGCAACCATAATAGCTGTCGCAAGTGTTTACCATTTGCTTAATCTCTTCTCTTGTCATCGTTAATCTTCCTCCTTTTCGGCTTGTTGCCAAGATTGCAGATTTTTAAGCTGTCTGATTTGCTCTTTTGCTTCGTCAAACTGGCTTTCAAGTCCTCTGACTTGCCGTTCGAGCTGTTCGATTTTTCTGTCGCGATATGCGACTTCGGTGTTCAGCTTGTTGATTTCGGCCTGTAAAGCAGGGCTGTTTTTGCTTATACTGAACTGCACTTCGTCCACGATCTCGCCTTTTATCGGCATTTCGTCGTCCCGTTCGATTTTGGACAGCGTTACCGTCAGGTCGTATAATGCGTTTCTTTTTTCCACTCGAATAACACGCATAAGGCTGTCAAGAGTTTTGACATCGTATTGCCTGACTGGCAGAAAACTTGTTTCTTCAAAAGTCGCTGTGTAAGTTGTCATTTTTTATTCCTCCTTTTAGTTGTCTAAATAGTCCCAAAACATTTGGAATCCCACTTCCGCTGGTTCGCCTTTGTACTTGCTCATTTTCTCGTCGAGCTCGATCTGGTTGTCGATGTTTTCTTGCTCGAGTTTGTGCTGATAGCTCAGTGGCCATTCGGTATTCGTTTGAATGCAATAGTTGTGGTTGCGATATTCGTACCACCACACCGAAGAATCTTTTTGGTCTCTGTATAAGAACTTCGCTTTCATTTATTACCCCCTAACGCTTTTTGTAATTTTAGTATAACACACTTAAAGCCGAGTTGTCAACTATTTTACAAAAATATTTTTATTTTTTGCTTTTACTGTTTCCTCCATTAATTATTATTTTACCACAAAAGAAAAAAGCTGTCAATTACTTATGACAGCTTTGCTTGTTTTTTTTACCAATCCTGACCCTTTTCTAAATCCCGGACGTAGTCCATATTGATTTCGGTCTGTTCTCGAGTTATTTTTGCGACAAATGGGAGTGGTAGATTGCCCCTAATTTGGTTTTTGGCAAAAATCATTGCCGCCACTTCTGTCAAAAAACATTTTTGGTTTGGGGCATCGAACTCCAGCTCATATGGTGCCGCATACCAGCGCACGATGTAAAAATCGATCGGCTTGGTAATCGGGGGCTTCTTGCGTGGTGGAATCACGTATAATTGAATTACGCCTTTTTCTTCGTTCATGTCAATCAGCCACCTCCCATTTTATGTCTTCTGGATATTCGAGCCATTCGTAACCATCGTGCTCGCGTATCCTGTATTGTTTCCCCGCAGGGATATCGAAAAGGTCGAGCGCCGAACCCCAGCCCGAAGCCTTATTGCCACCAAAATTCTCCACATATTCTATAAGCCGAGAATCTGTTCTTGTTATGTCCTCCTTGGGGACAATCAATCTCCCCCAATCGTCATAAGCAATATTATAATAATCACAGAAGTCTTTACTCACTTCAAAAGCTCCATAAGAACGGTTAAGAATTATTTTCATTTTTTGCCTCCTATTTTTTTACAGTCTAGCAAAGCCCAAATGGCGAAGCCGACAACGAGTATTGACATAACCACAATCGGGAAGATCATGCGTCCCAGTCCCACTCGTCGGCACAATCGTCGTCTTGGCAGTCTTCGAGCTCCTCTGCCTCTTCGTGAAGCCTGTCTTCTTCGGCCAACATCACCGAAAGAAAAAACCCAAAATCGTCGAACACTTTAGTCCTCCTTCTTCGGCAACCAGTTGGTGACAACTATCTCTCCGATTTTGCCGCGACCGTCGCCCTTGCTGTTGATGTTGCGGCGTGCTTTAACCTCGGTCACATAAATGCCAGGATTCCCCTCGTATTTGTCGCGAAGAGAGGTGTCATTGTCGTCTGCCGAATTCGAGAGCATTACACTGGCACCATTTTTCGCGCTCTCGATAAAAAACCCATAGAGACGTTCTTGTTCTTTGTCTCCAAAACCATCCTTGTCATAAGCCGTGAAAGAGTTTTTATCCTTTAATGGAAGATACGGCGGATCGAAATACACGAAGCTTCCGGGGCCGATGTCCCACTCCGTTGTTTGGAAATCTCCGCAAAGAATGTCTACCTTTTGCAAAATGTCGGAGCAAAGCCTGAGGTTTTCTTCGTCGCACAACCATGCGCTCTCGTACTGGCCAAACGGGGTGTTGAACTCGCCCTTACTGTTCACCCTATATAACCCATTGAAACAAGTCTTATTGAGGAAGACAAACTCTGCCGCCTTTGCGTAGCAATTTTTAATAGAAAGAGGGGTTGTGTTGAAGGATTGCCGTTTCAACAAGAATAACGCCTTTTTCCCATCAAGCGTCGGCTGTTCATCGTACTGTGTCTGAAGACTTTTCAATTCGGAAATAAGCTTGTTTACATTTCTTTTCACACAGCGGTAAACATTGATAAGCTCTTTGTTGCAGTCGCAAATAACGCCACGTTTGAACGGGTAGCGCTGCATCATATAGAAGAGCATCGCTCCCCCACCGACGAGGGGCTCTACATAGGTGGTATATTCCCCCTTTTTGACCTGCGTGTAAAAATCTTCTTCATCGTAAGAGACGGGAAGAAGTTTGTCAAGTTGAGATATAAGCTGACCTTTGCCACCTGCCCATTTTACAAACGGATGGGCATAAGTCCTTTTTGTTTTTGCCATGAATTGGCCTCCTTTTAGGTATTTACAAGAAAATTGTACCACAAAAACAAAAACCTGTCAACCGTTTGTGACAGATTTTTACCAAAAACCAGGAAATAAAATTATAGTTTTATTTGTTGATTTTTTAGTTATTTGGAGCAGGTGATGGGAATCGGACCCACGCAGCCAGCTTGGGAAGCTGGAATTCTACCATTGAATTACGCCTGCAAATTTGGCGGGAACTGTGTGACTCGAACACACGACCCACTGGTTAACAGCCAGTTGCTCTATCCGACTGAGCTAAGTTCCCAAACACAAACCAGACAAGTTGCGCGAAGCGTTGTCGGGCTTGTGTTGGCGGAAAGTATAGGATTCGAACCTATATAACCTTTCGGTCGGAGGCTTTCAAGGCCTCTGCAATACCATTATGCAAACTTTCCATATTGTACGGAATAGGTTATCACCGTATTATGTGGCAATTACCCGAATACATATCTCGTCTGCGCAGTTGAGATAGATTCTCCCACTTTGTAACGAGCTTTTTATAGGCCGCAAAGCACGTTCCAGAAACCATTTTGCCGCAATCACGCCCGTTGCATTTAGCATATTGCTTATTGACTCTTCATTTTAGCAGCGTTGCCAATCAAAACACCCAACCGTTTATTCCCCCAGAGGCGTGCAACTCACTTAGGTTTGCTTAGCATTAAAAGGTGGTTAGCCTAATGGTGCTGCAAGTAGGATTTGAACCTACAACCTGCTGATTACAGATCAGCTGCTCTACCGTTGAGCCATTACAGCATAATGGTGGAACGTCTGGGAGCTGCCCCCAGGTCCCGTACAGTTCACTTCGGATTTAAGTACGGTCGAAACTTTTCTACGTCCCATATGGTCGGAGCGATCTGATTTGAACAGACGACCCCCTGACCCCCAGTCAGGTGCGCTACCATCTGCGCCACGCCCCGAGATGGTGCGACCGGTGAGACTTGAACTCACACATCTGTGATACCAGCTCCTAAGGCTGGCGCGTCTGCCAATTCCGCCACGGTCACACATTGGCTGATCCCGGTCGATTTGAACGACCACCACCAAAGTCAAAGTTTGATATGCTGCCATTACACCAGGGACCAATATGGGGGTTGCCGAGTGACCCCCGTGTTGGACATCCAACTTACACTCGCTATTGGAGTTCGGCTAGCACAAGGGTTTTGGATTACCCTAAACCCAAAATGTTTCTGTGCCCAAGTGGTCGCGGAAGTCGGATGTGCGCCGACGATCTCCAGGGTATGAACCTGACGAGTTACTACTTCTCCATTCCGCTATAAAAACAATTATGTGTAAGCTACGCCGCTTCCTAGAGCTGAGACAATTCTCTCCACTGGCTTCGGGTTACCACAAACTGTTCCCTTAGTCTCTCTTAGCTTTACACACAATCACGGTGCCCCGTTCCTCGCCACTGTTTTTTCAGCGTCGCTTACGAGAATAGCAGCAACCCCTAGCGTTCTTTCTTCGTTATCTCGCTTATTGTTTCGGCAACGCTACCGGCGAGGACTAGTTAAACCTTTTCCCGAACAAGCTTGTGGAATCTTACGCAGGCGGGTCGTTTAACGAACCCAGTATATACATTGTATCACAAGATGCTTGAGTTGTCAAGCGTTTATGACACAATTTTGCTTTCTTTTTCAAAAAATTTTATGTTTTCTGGAGGTGGAACCTCGTCGCCGGGGTCTATGTCTTTTTCCACATCGTCTTTATAAACCCCAACGTACTCTTTGTTCAGGTTTACCCACTCGAGGGCCGCCTCGGCAATGTCAGGATCGTCGTAATCGTATTCAACAGAGATATATTCTCCGTCACTCCAGATTTTTATTACTTGTTCTTGATCGAGAAGGAGGTCGACAAATTTATGGAGATTTTCGTAACTCTTCCCCTTTTTCGTGAAATCTTCAACTTCAAAACACAAATTCCTATTCTGATACATGCTCTTCTTCTCCTTTCTTGTATTCTTTCATAACCGCCGGGTCTTTCCACCGTTGATTGTTGACAAAATCAAGGGCGTCATCTATATACCCAAAAGCAACACAATCGAAACTGCCGTCTTCGTATCTTGTGTCAGGTACGCCGACAAAAAACGGGCCATAGAGGGGATCGTGAGCGATAATTGTTTGTCCAAGAACAACTCTGTCTTCCGTTATAACCTCTCCATTCGGGCAAACCAGTTGCCCATCTTTAATGACTCCGACCTGGTCGCTGCAAAACTCTTCTGTCAACCGAGAAATGCCACCGGGCCACCCGTCTACGTCGTTTAAATGTTTCAGTCCTTCTTCGGCTTCTCGGTTACAATTGTAGGGTTCAATACGAGTCAGCCCGGTTTCAACCCCCATTTGTTTAATGGTCAAAAATAGGTGTCCGCCCTCTCCGAAATTTTTCAAAACAAGCCCGCGCCTCAATTCTTCGTTAGAGTGTTTGGAAATTTCTTCGTCTATTTGGTCCCAGGTTTCCTCGGAGATGTTTGGATAATCTCTTTCTTTTTGTTCGTTCACAGGTCTACCTCCTTAATCATATACTTCAATTATGTGATATCCTTCTTCAACTCGGATACTTACCCATGTGGCTTCGATTTTGGTATCATTCCACATTATTGTTTGATCTTTTAAAAGTTTTGATACAAAATAGATAAAATCGGTTGAGCAGCCCGCTCGTCTCATCGCACTTCGTAGTTCTATCATTTTTCACCTCTTGAATTTTTTGTTCGTGTAAATCGAAGGTACATTCAACACAGTAATCAGTTCGTTGTTCGGACTAAACACAAATATCTGATTATTGAAAACCCTCAATTGAGCTCCTGCGACAGAGCGACTTGCAACTTTATTAAGATAGGCTACAAATTTCGAATAAGTAAAGGTTTCTGGTTTCTTTCCATTTCGATATGCTCTATCCGCATATAAATTTGCATCTTCTCTTGCAGAGCGCTGTGTTACTCTTAATTCTCCATGTTTTGTCAATGTCGTCGTCATTTTCTTCAAACCCTCCTGTTTCTTTTGATATTTTAATCATAACACAAGAATCTGCGGCTTGTCAAGCGTTTTAGACAACTTTTACAAAAAATTTAGAAAAAAATTTCATAACTCTTCCGGCAAGGAGGCCGCATCCCCTTGAAGGGTGCGGAGGAATTGCCGCCTTCTTTCTGTTAGTACGTAGCTTAACGCCTAGTCTGATCAACTAATGGGCAAGTCCACGCCCCTTTAGGGGTTGGGTAGTTGATTGGCCTGCAGTAATTCCTTAAGCCAAGTTTGTTTAGTTTTAACGCGGCTGATTTTAACCGCTTGTTGTAAAATTCTTTTTTGTCCCACTATAACACAGTATTTTCGAGCCCTTGTTATCATGGTGTATAACAACTCTTTAGAGATAAGTGCATAGGAAGAGGAATCAATTGCCCCAATTACATAAGGCGACGAGTCACCCTGCTTTTTGTGGACGGTGATGGCATACGCAAGAGAAAGATTGTCGTAGTTGTCTTCGGTTAGGATGATGTCCCCCTGTTCCGTTAGGCTGACAATCATATAGTCTGGGCCTATCTCTTTGATGTATCCGACATTGCCATTAAAAATGGGCTCTTTGTGACCTTCTGTGTTTATTGTTTTATAATTGTTTTTCATTATTATTATCCTATCGTTTTTCCGATAGGTATAGGAATACTTGCAGTTGCCGTCGGCATAGTTTATTGTCACCTCATTGTGCTGTGGACAACCGTTTACAATTTCCTGAATGGCAATATTTAGAGCTCGGCACGAGGCTTCCCCTCTAGAGCGCATTGGCACAAGTACCTGAATGTCTTTAGCCGGGATACCTTTTGTTTTATAGAGTTCATTAAACTCGTCGAGGATTTTTGACTGTGTTAATCCCGCATCTATGTAAGTTACCAGTTTGAAATCTCTTAATGAGCCGCGATATTCGGTCCCTGTTGTGTTTGCCGAGACTATCTGTTCTCCACAAGCTACCTTCAGCGACTGAGTTATTATCCCACTGTCTGCTTTTTGACGCTGAATCTTTGTTAACTGTACAGTGGGAATAGTTTGAGACTTGATGGTGTCAGTTAGAACGCTGGCAAGACCAATTGCTTCAAGCTGCTTGGGATCTCCGATAAACAAGACTTTCGCTCCATTAGGAACTGCCCGTAGAAGGTCTAAGGTTATCTCGCCGCCCCACATCGAAACTTCATCACCGATGATAATGTCATAGGGCAGCGGGTTTTCTTTGTTATATCGGAATCCACCACTCTCAGGATCGTACCCAAGCAAACGGTGAATTGTTTGCCCAGGGATATGAGTTATTTCGGTCAATTTCGAGGCTGCGCGACCAGACAAAGACACTTGAGCAACGCGATAATTGTGTTCTCTAAGGACGTGAGCGATGCCGTTTACGGCGCTAGATTTCCCCACTCCGGCCGCCCCCGTTAAAATGCTGAATTGACTATTTAAAGTGTTCCATATGGCGGCGTTCTGTTCCTCTGTAAAACCGAATCCTTGCTCTTTCTCAACTTTAGCCAAAACCTCTTTGGCCTTTCTTTCATCTATCGGGATGGCTGCGCTACCATTTTGAATACGGACGATCTCGTCGGCAAGGTTTTCTTCAAGCCTTCGATATTCCGTCAGCCCGATTCGACCGTCGGCATTGTCAAAATATAATGTCTTATCTCGGATTCCTCTGCGGACAACTTCATACACTTTTTCTTGGTCCGTAGGGCCACAAACTTGTTCAATTGCCAAGCACAAATCATCCACGTTAACCCAGGAGTTTCCGTTTATCTCAGCCTGCTCTCTCAAATAGTGGACCAAATAGGCCCCCATCCTTTCTGGGCAGTCAAGGGTTAGTCCTTGTGCCAACGCAATGGCATCCGCCTTATTCCAACCATAACCGGGGACTTGTATGATGAGAGTATAGGGATTGTTTTCGATAACGGCTACGGCAGCCTCAGGAGAGCCGTAGAATTTAACAAGCTTGTCGATGGCTCCTTTGGTGAGACCGAGATCGTAAAACTTTACATACGCCAATCCTTTGTCTTGGCAGTCCTCGTATTTTGTTATCATTCTCTGCGCAGTAACCGGTCCAATCCCTTTGGCTTTAACAAGAGAATCGATATCCCTTTCCTTTAAAAGTCTCATCGGATCTTCAAATTGAGAATAAAGGATTTCGATTTGGTTTGGTGTCAAAAAGAATGAAAAAAACTTCCTTTGCTCTTCTACGTCGTCTAAATCATAATCGACGTACATTGATTCTGTTTCTAATTGTAGTCCGTATTTCCCATCTTCTATCACAAACGCGCTGATTATGTACGTGTCTGTGTTGTTTAAGGCAGGCATTTTACCTTTAGCAACAAACTGGTTTTTCCACTCCAGCTCAATTGGGAAATCGCCTTCTAAAACTTCCAGAAGATTAAAGGTGGCTATTGTCCACGATCCAGAAATCTGACCGCTCCGTGGATATGTTATATGGTCTAATCGGGCCTTAACTCGGACCTTTTTTTCTGCTTGGGCTTGATTGTTCATATTTAAACTCAAAACCTCCTTTTACGAAAGTATAACACGGGGATGCGCCCCGTGTCAAGCATTTGTGACAGAAAAATCAATTTTCTCGTTCTAGTTTTATTTTTGGATATGGCCCTGCTGTCTCAATGAAATTCACCGAATGCCGAATTCCTTTCTCAAAATCAGTTTTTGGTAAAAACATATTTTCTTGCCTTACGCCATAAATGAGCAGCTTATTGCCGCGAGTGAACCACGATTTTTCAATCATGGTCTTTTTGCCTTTGGCATCAACCACGCTAATGTTTTTGTTATAGTGGATATAAGCCCCAGCATAGAATTTAACGTCGACTACGCCAGTCGGAGTAAGCAGAGTAACAATATGCTTGTTGTTGTTCGCTCCGACAACGGTGCCTGCAATCCCCACGATGTCGTAGACAGGGGTCTCTTTCCCGTTTTTGAGTTTCTTCGTTCGAACTGGTTTTAACTCTTCTGGGAGGTCTTTAAAAGAGCGGAGATTGTAGGCCAAAGATTGCATACCGGCCAGCTCGTGTCCACTGTAATAGAAACTCATAGAAGACATTTCCCAGGCACTTAGGCTCCCTTGGCAGTATTTGTCCCACATTTCTTGTATCACGGCTTCACGCTCTGCTTGGCAAAGGAGGGATCTCCCCTCTTCCGAGCCAAACCAGCCCATCAAAGGGGATATAAACTCTTTATATTTTTTCTCGAAAGCCGACGGCTTCATCGTATATCCGGCCGGGACAGTATCATATTCTTTGCCCAAAACCATTTTATCTTTTAGATAGGTTTCGAAAAATTTGACGCTGTCAGGATCGATAAGAACGTAAAGTTTTTCGGGTACTCGTTTCTCATTTTTGTCAATCCATTTCTTGTAATTAAACATACGAACTTGAATTTTGTAATCTTCTGGGATTATTCCAAGATCGATAGCCTTGCTAAGATGAACCGCCGTAACTTTGTCTTTGAGCGAGACTTTCGTCCGGGCCAAAGCTTCAAGATACGAGCGCATAATCGCCTGACGAGGTTTTTTCTCTACGCTGTCAAACGAACCCGCTTTAATAAGAGAAATCATTTGAACAGGAGTAAGCGTGAGGCGACTCATAAAGTCTTCGAGCGACGAGTATGGACGACCGGCAATAATGGTGTTGGCCAAGTCCTGGTTTATGTTTGTGACCGTCGAAAGGCTATAAACTATAGCGTTGCGTTCAACATCGGGAATGAAGTCAAGTTGTGCCAAGTTGATGTCGGGCAACATGATTTGAACGCCACTTTGCTGGGCATCACTAATAGCTTTAGCAATTTTGGGATAGTTGACGGGCACAGACTTTGCCTTTCTGGGCTCAGCTGAACCAAAAGAGTCCTCGTCGACATCTTCTTCCCAAGGAGGCGTTATATCTTCCTCGTCGCCATAATCCTGGGCGCTATTGTCCTCAAAATCAGTTGCAGAAGAACCTGCGTTCACACACAAGCAAGCGCACGACCAAAAGAGGGGATTATAGCGCGTAGCAAGGTTTGCCTCTTGTACTGCTTCGATACTATAAGCAATATCGTGAGGAATAGAAAAGCTATAACCAATTTGCGGTTTAACTAAATGGTTCCAACAATAATCAAGATACTCTTTTCTAGCCATTTGTTCATTCTCCCCCTTCGTCAACTGCCTCAAAGAAACGTTTTTTCATTTTCTCAATTTTCTTTGCGTCTTTTTTCGCCACTGCTTTGCGCAACAAATTTGCCTCGCCCAAAGTAAAATTCGCAATTTCAGGGCGTTGCACTAGGCGCATCATGTCTTCTTGTTCAACAGAATTGCCATATTTGGACAATAACTCCTCTTTGAGGACCTGCTGTTCTTCGGGAGTTAAACCAGCTTCGTTCATTTCTTTGTACCATTCGTTGATGTTGTTGCGGAATCTGACATATCTATCCAGAGGACGTTCTTCGCCATCTTCGCCCATTAATCTCATAACAGCGTTAGCTGCTCCAAGTTCCGCAACTGACGTCGGACGAGTACGTTTGATACAAACAGCTCCAACTTGAGTTTCGAACTGGAAAAGATTGGCTATCTTGCCGTTTTGCATATCTTCCCACATTTGAGGATTTTTATAATCAAGCACATCGGGATGGAGATATTTATTGTAGGTTGCTCGCAAAGAACCCTGCCACTGAATCTCGCCCGCCTTAAGCAACAGCTCTACGCATTTCATCAGTTTAGTTTGAGCATCGGTATACAAACAGTCAAACTTTAATGACCCAACCTGATCGGCCGCGCGGTAATCGTAACAAGTAATACGCGTACCATTGGGGGCGCGCATCATTCCCAAATGTTCAAGATAACCGTGAGAGAACACATAGCAAGCTGAAGCATGAACTCCCGCACCTGAAATTAGCCCTTCTATTTTACAGACCGTTTCGTAAAGATTGGGATAGGCTTTAAGGGCTTTGATAAGTTCGGGAGCAGGTTCATACTCTTGCTCTTCGTTGCCATTTTCGCACTCTTCCAAAGTATACACGTGCCCACGCGACATTGGCACCATCGCAGACAAAGGTTGAGCTTCGTCAACTGGGATGTCGAGACCACGACAAGCGGTCAGGATTGCAGACTTTAATGATTCTCTTTTATAAGTTAAAGTGTTTAAAACACAATCATAACCATAATGTTGGCGCAAGGCTTCCATTAATTCTGGCGCTTTGTCGTTCGAGAAGTCACAATCGATGTCCGGTAGAGTAGCCCCACTTTCGACGTTCATGAACCGCCAATAAGGGACATTATATACCATAGGATTGGCTTGTGTAATGCCTATAAGATAGTTAATCAAAAAAGACATTGCGGAGCCTCTTGACACTCCGACGAAGGTGACTTCCCAAGCAATGTCAATAATCTCTTTTACCAAGTTGAGATAGGCACTCATGCGTTGGTTGAGGGACTCACTAACTACTTTGAGAGTATAAAGCTCAATCTCGATTCTATCCGCTTGTTCTTTACCTACGACAAACTTCTTGTCAATGATACCCTGTTCAATAGAATATAGCAAAAATCTATCTTGCGGGAATTCGCTATATGCGTAAAACTTGATATTGGGACAACTCTCGTACCAATCCTTGAGCAAGTGGCGTACTTGAAATTCTGGCAATTTACGTTCGGGAACGATGATGGGGCAGCGCATATCATAGTATTCAATTTGATTATAAATTAATTGAGTATTATTAATCGCGGTATCGACAACGTCGCTCGGAAGATAAGATAAGATTTGACGAATCTCGTCTTCGGGTTTTATATAGGTGTATTTATAGAACGCGTTAACTTCGCGGTCACTTTCTTCTTTACTGTTTAAGAACTTCTCAAAAATAGGGAGATCTTCTTTATTAAGATAGTGGGCATCTTGCGTTACAATATAAGGTATGCCAAAAAATTCAGAGAGTTGTACAATATAACGATTGACGTCTTGTTGGTCATCAGAGTCGGAATCTTGTATTTCCAAAAAGCAATTTCCTTCGCCGAAGGTATCCATCATCCAATTCACCATAAAGTTAATTGACTCCGAATCTCTACGTAAAATACTCGTGCCCAAACGACCGCCGACACAAGCGGTCGAGGCAATCAAATGTCCTTTGTTTTCGCCGATAATTCTTTCAAAATCTTGATAGAATGTGGGAGTACGACGTTGGCCACGCTCCATATAAGAACGTTCCCAAGCCTGACTTGAGAGTTCGCGCAATTGTCTATGACCAATTTCGTCTTTTGCCAAAAGGATAAAGTGCCAATACTTATCGGCATTTTTATACTCACTTTCGTCTATGAGATAAATTTCATTACCAAGAATAATCTTAAAATTAGGATGTTCTTCGTGAATCTTATCCCCACAGTTCAACGCTTCAATATGACCGCTGATGACTTCGTGATCGGTAATGGCCAAACCGTTAAAGCCATACTCGATTGCTTTGTTGATCATTTCGGGGATTCGATTAATTGAATCTCTGAGATGCAGATTACTGTACTGTGTATGGTTGTGTATTGAACAGAACATTTATATCTCCTTTTCACATTCTCTATCTATCTTACCACAAAACCCAAAAAAGTGTCAACCTATTGTGACACTTTTTCTGAATATTTTTTTACCATTGCTTCAGCTGCCCCGCACGGAACAAACTCTGTGCATTTGCCCCCACGATAAACACAATTCGGCACCAACAGCCCCCTGAATTCAGGATTAACCTCTTCCACTTGGCGGCAAATCTCGGCAACAACCGCCCTGGTCTCTGGGCTTGCCTGTGTGCAAAGTCGCTTGTGCGCGATGTCCAGCAAGGATTGAGCATTCATCTCCCAACACATGTCAACAGGGGCGTCTTGGGGAGCTTTGTCGCGATTATAATTAGTTTGTCGGTCATTTCGTTGTGTTTTGACAAACGGCGTACAACCTACGTGATGTCTCACAAGATGTACACTCACAAAATAGGGGACATTTGTAATTCTAAAAACGAACTGTAAAACCCTGATTGGGCTATGTTCTGCTGCAAGAATCTTGTGCTTCCATTCGTCCGTTGGAGGCTTCTCCGAATCTTTGCCAACCGTAACCAAAGTGCATTTTTTGCATATCATCCAATCTTCATTAGTCGGATGTTTAAGAATCTCTACCTTAAAATCTGCCATCTTTACTCCTCTATTACCAAACAATTACATTTATGGCTGTAAACTGTACACGCATCCAGTCCAACAATCCCTTTGTCTACAAAGATATCAAAACAGGCCTTGTCACCAAACTCCGTCCCATGTTGATGAAGGACGCTGTGAGCATAAGACGTGTGCCAATGACCACAGACCACGGTTCTTTTAGGAATTCTGTAACCGATGCGCCACAGCTCAAACGGATTGCCCCATCTGGCGCTGCTCCATTCTTCCTTGTTTGCTTTTCGCCAATTAAGAGATGTCGTTGGGAACCAAGAGTGAACAAACACATACTTCCCGAACTCACAAAAGTCAACACATTCGGCCAAATAATCCCACAAAAGCTTAACCTGTTTGATTTCGTCAAAAACGTTTGTGTATCGCCACTCTGGTTTGTCCGGCAATTCGTCGTAAAAGACTGACTCCTCATAACCGCAAAGATTAAAGATTGTTTTCAATGTTCCGTTGGACAGGTCCTGCAAAACAAAGCCGCGACGCTTAATACAATCTTCAAGCAAATCTTCATGATTGCCCCGAATAAAGATCCGGCGCTCTTTCGGGACAGACATTAGGAATTCCAGCACCTCCATCGACTTCGGGCCACGGTCAAGTGCGTCTCCGCAAGAAATTAACACGTGGTCGGGATTGCCGATGTCAAATTTGGCCGTGTTCAACGCTACCTGCATCTCGTCATAGAATGAATGAACATCGGCTATTACGAAAAATTTTTTGCTCACTTCTCCCTCCGCGCTCTCTCTTTATTCACCTCTTGGAGAAATCCCGCCAAAAACTGCAAGAACAATGAGCCCCCAAGTAATATTGTCCCCAAAATCCGAAGCCATTTGGGGGCGCTATCAACAAACCACAGTAACAGGATTAGAACTATTTCTACCATTTACCCCTCCTTTGGCGGAGCCCAGAATTTTCCGTGTTCGGCATCTCCGGCAGTTTCCACAGATACAATGGCAAGAGTTTTTAATTCTTCCCCTTCTGTACAGATGAGACACTCCACAATTCCGTAAACTGGGGACACCTGCATAACGATATTTTTGATTGCGCCTCCCAGTGTTTGGATAAAGTAGTCTCGAGCGGCAAACCAGTCTTGTCGGGTTTTTGTCCATACAATTTGATCATAGTTCACCTCCACAACGTTGTCCTTCGGTTGTTTCTTTTTGGGCATCAAAAGACCTCCTAAAACGTAAAGTTGTATTTCTTTTTAATAGCTTCTCGATCCGGTGGAATGTTCTCGCGTTCCTCATCGGTCAAATCGACGCATTGCTCAAGCAAATAATGTCTCATAACTTTTTCGTGGTTTTCAATTCCTTGCCATTCATTGAGTTTGTCGAATGTTCGATTGTCCCTCGTCCACATACTTTGATATGGACACAGGTGTTTTGCCCCGTCTGGTTGATTAGGGTTAGTCCCGCAGAAATTGCACCAGTGACACAGTGGGGAAGGATGAGGCGCCCAATTTTGGGTTTCAATGCCCTCAAATAGCTTTGTTAACTTTGTTTCGGCTCGTTTAAGCCAACCCTTTGTTCCTGCCTGCTGGCGAACGTCAATCAGAGGGAAATTATAATAACACTCGTCAGGCGGTTCTTTCAAATTATAACAACTCTGTAATGCTTTTGAGTAACAAAAGTGTTGAAGAGGAGTTGCCGTTTTGCTTGAATCATAGGGTTTTTTTGAGGTTTTCAGATCTTCTATGATGTATTCCCCCGTTTCTTTGTTTCTCAATACCCTATCGATATATCCAGCCATCAAATGGCCCTTGAAGTTGTATTCAAAATATTTTTCCACATCGACAATTTCTATTTCGGGGTGTTCCTCGAGGAATTTCTTTTGACGATAAATGCCTTCTTCTGCGTAATATTTGCATCTCGTTGCATAAGAGCCCCCCTCTTCATCTGTCTCAAAAAATTCCTCTTGGAATTTTTGTCGAATATAATTAACACCTTGAATGCCTCCAGTTCGATCGTATTTGTCTTTTTTTGGAATGTTTATATTCCAAAAATCCTCAACCAACGCTGGATAGTCAGGCTCTTGACCGTTAATATATGCTTCGGATATTCTTTGCTCTATTAGGTGAATAAGAGTACCCAGGGCGGTGGCTATAGTTTCGGTGCTAAAGAATCTTCCTTCCACATATTGCAATTTATATTTCCAACCACATTGGTTATATGTATCTACTTTTGTATAAGAAAATCTCTCTGGTTTACTTTTTACTGGCACGTCGCGCCTCCTTGCGAAAATCTACGGCCAAAGAAGGGATGTAGATCTTTTTTTTCATTAATTTTTCAAGAACCTCCTGCCCCATATCGCTCGGAGAGCCTTTCGGTGGCAAAAGTCCTTCATAATCCATTATAACGTATACGTTCATATATTTCGTTAATGGTAAAACTGTCTTTAATAGCTTTTGTTCATATTCCTTAGTTTGCGCAGACTCAGGATTCGTATCATTCTCTCTGTCATAAGCCAAGATAACCTCCTCGACTCCAAGTTTTAACAGTAAGTCTATTTGGACTGGAGAAATAGAAGAACCACAAGTAGCAGCCACAAAGCAATCATCCCCATAGTAACCATAGCACTGCATTACGCTTTTTTCACTCTCAACCAACATAATTTTTTTATGTTTTTTGATTGCTGCCAAGTTTTCGTGTAACCCATAGAGACATGCCCCCAAGGGGTGCTTGTAACATTCTTTCTCCAGATAGGCAGGCATATACTTCCTTCCATCAATAAGATCGTCGATGTTATAAGAACGTCCTCTTATTCCCACCAAATTACCATCCATATCATAATGAGGAATGATGATTTTTTGATTTGCCATGTCTATACGAATTCCAAATTTTCTCATGGTTTCGGCCGTGATATGGTCTTTTTTCCATTCAGTGGGAGCCGCTAGCGGGCCAAAACACTCAAGAATATTTGGATTTAGTGTCGGCAAAGAAGCATCTGGTTTTTGAACTTTTTTATAAAACTCATATTTGTTCAAAATATCCCAATCCTCACTTAGTTCTTTCTCCGTATCGTTTTCGAAACCACGACGTTTTGTGTCTAGATGGAAAAAGTCAATTACATATCGATAAGCTTCAATGAAAGTTTCAAACCCTTTAGCTTTTTGCACAAGTTCGAAAACATCCATTGAACCACATTCGGTATAACAATAAAACATTTGAGAATCTGGATAGTAATATAATTTATAACTACCATATCCCGGTGAGTTGTGACAAATTGTCTGAAAAATAGGCGCTCCCGAAGCGTCCCAAAGGTTGCCGTTGGAACCAAGCCCTTCGGTAACCAAACAGACGATGTCTTCAGTTGAGAGCATTTGTTTTACTTTAGAGGTATCCATATTTCACCCCCTAAAAAGCAAAGCCGTATTTTTCTTCAAAAGTTTTGTCGAGAACAACTTCAACACTGGTGTCCTCAATTGTAAGAAGATTGCCGTTATTGTCTGTAACAAAACACTCAACGGCTCGGCAAGTCGAACGATCAAAATAAATGTAAACTTTGATGTTGTTATATTGGCCACGCCTTACCTTATAAACGTGAATGACGTGGGTTGGTTCAAGTTGGAAACCTTTCGCGATATAAGATTCAATAATCTGTTTGTCAGACTCACGAACCGGGAGCATGATACTACCGATATCAATTTTATCCGAAATCGACTTTGCACCACGGAGCAATTGTTGGTCTGCTTCTTTCGCGTTCTTCCAATCGCCAGAAAGCTGTGTAGCTGACCAAATGAAAATACCCAACTCATTGCACAAATCTTTCAAACGTGTTGTAAACATTAACAAAATCTGATCTTCGCGCAAATTGCTAATTTTGGACTTGGAAGCCCCCTCGCTCATTATTTTAATTGTCGTGCTCAAATAGTCATAATAGACATAATTAACATGTTCAATCTGATAATACTTACGAATAAGACTTTCAATGTCGTCCATATCATAGTTGCTGATTTGAACAAAATACAGATTGGCTTGTTCGAGCAATTCCACTGCCTTATCGACTCTCTGTTCTTCTCCGGGACCATAGATGCCGTTGAGAATTTTATGCTCGGGAACTCCCGAAACATAGGCAAGCCACATTGTTTGAACTTCTTCGAGTTCCAATTCGGTGGAAATATAAAGCACACTTTCGTGAAGATTTGTTGTTCTCCAGGCGTTTCGTTCAGTGTCAAAAATCTTAGGAACAGCCAAATGAGCGCTTTCTGCCGCCATACGACGTGACTTGCCCACGCCCTGAGCAGAGGATTCGAGATAGAGCTTTTTAAGACGTTGGCCTCGATAGAGTGTTGTCAGTTTGACCATAGTAAGAGGGAGTCCCACTTCCGGTGTTTCCTTGAATCGCTCTTTGGTTTCCCTGAGTCCTTCTGAACATTTTGCTTGAACAATTCCCCTGTTTTTGGCAAAATCATCCTTAACCTGAATGAACTTCGTTTCGTACAAAGCAATTATTTGTTCTATGCTCAAAGAATCGAATCTTTCCTGAATCTCGGATGTCTTGATTGGGTCAACGACTGTTTCGTCATAAAGCTCTTTTATATCAAACCCGCTTTCGGCGAGTTTGTTTAAAAGAGTGGTCTTTTTAAGAGTGTTGTAGTAATATTGAAAGTTCTTCTCTTCAGCAATTTCGAGAGCTTTTATTACATATTCTACGCCTCTGTTATCGGTAAAAACCTTATATTGCATTGGATATTGAGCCAAATACTGATCAATATCAAGGTAAGAAATCGTCTTTAGCCCTGAGGTGGCAAGATTGCTTATGGCCCCAAAAAGAATACGATGAAATTGTTCGGCAAAATCATCTAACGTCAAATGGAACTCTGCTCTATTACAAAGCAGGGGGTTTTTCATCAAACAAGCTAGGACTTGCAAAACCGCCAACTTGTTGATTATTTTTTTCTTTACTTCGGCCATAAATTAAAGATCCTCTATGTTATATTTTGGTTTTCGTGTTTCGTTCTGGGGTGAAGTCATTATTATTGTTCGCCTTATTGGTGTCAAATCAACGGCCTCGTTTCTTTTTGATAATTCTGCTTGCTCTTTGAAATATCTGGAAGCATTCTCATAATGATATCTAATAGCCCAAAGTCCCCTTTCGGGGTCTGGAGTATTCCCCAATATTTCGTAGTAATAATATAGGGTACCACGCATTCCAAAGAAAGTCCGTTTTTCTTTCACTTTGTACATCTGTATCTGCTCAATCCAATCCGGAGGAACATCAGTCACATCAAACAAACATTTGATATATTCCAACAAATCTTCGAAATCACGTTCAGAAGCCTTTTTGCTTTCAAGAGCTTTTCGATAACAAGACGGGCAAAGAGATTGCCCGTCCAGTACCCTTTTTACTGTTGGGGCAAGATTTTGCCCGCAACAGGCACACTTGAGCCCCGCCATAGTAAACTATTAATAACCAAGCTCAGTCAAGCCATCGATCAGCATCTCTAATTGCTGGCGCTGAGCTTCGGTTGCTTGAGAAGCCTTAAAGTCGGTTGTGCCCAAAAGATTCTGCATAAGATCAGCATAAGAATCAATACTACCTTCTTTTTCTGTCATAGCTTGAAGTTTGGAGCCGATAATGTCGATCAATTCTTCAACGGAAAGCTTTTTCTCGATTTCTTCCTTCTTGGCTTTGGCGGCCTTCTTTTGGACTTCTTGTATTGTCGCTGCCTTCATGCCGCTTTCTTCTTCTTCGGCCTCAACGGCATCTTTAAGAGCTTTGTCCAGTTTCTCAATATTCCACTCTGGAATTTCTCTTACCATATGCGTAAAACGACTACCAGCCTGATATGCAGGACTACCGTCAAGATACAAGGTGGAGAGAGGCGCTCCTCCATCTTCGGTCTGAGGTTGGAGTTGAGCATAAGCAATAATGTCGCAAAGGTCGCAAATTGGGTCCACAACCCTCTTATCGCCTCTTGGGTAAATTCTAACAAATTCTTCACCTTTTTCATTTTGGAAAGTTCTTTCACCTTCGTGGGCGATGAAGAACACGGTATAACCCGCACCGGTGAGGAGCCTCAACTGTTTATTAATTTCTGCTCCATATTCTTTCCAAAGACCATAACCTCTATTCGAGTAACCTACTATATTTCTATAATAGTCAGACTATATCACCAACTTATTCAGCAGCTCCAAATAAGTTGCGATGCACTTCCAGTAGTAGCTCATCTTCTACTGTACTTCCCTACACTCATCGGGAATAGTCGTTTGACCTTTTGCAAATTCCTGATATTGCTCTGGTGTTGTGTTATGATAACCATATATTTGATGAAAGAGTTTGTGATGTTTAACGCACAATGTCACTCCATTATTAACATCAAGTCTTTTATCTTGGTTATCGGCAAAATTTTCAAGATGATGCGCTTCGATATCCGTTTCTTCACGAGTGGCTCCGCACACTTGGCACTTGTAGCCATCTCGCTCATAAACTTCTCGTCTCCAAGTCTTTAATGCACTTGAATTGCGATAATCTGAATTTTTGCTACGTCCATCAATATACGAATTGTTCGCCTCTCCCAAAAGAAATTTCTTCTTATACTCGGGACGCTGCATTGTATATTCATGTCCATATTTACGCAAATTCGTTTCCCTGCTCTTCGCCTTAACTTCTTCAAGCTGAAACGGATTTGCGACACCGTATTTTTGTTGAAACAGTCTTTGTTGCTCTTTTCTATTGCAAGCATCACATCTGTAACCTTTCCCCTTATTGAGGATATGTAGATAAGTGCGGTATTCCATACGAACTTTATTACCGCAATCATCGCATATCGCCGTAATCATCGCATGACTCCCCTTAGAAAGTTTATCGACACTTACTTCTATTACATCTCCCATTTTAATATCCGCATTTTGCTGTTCACGCAAAGTACAAATATTGGAAGCGGTTACTTTTACCAAAACTGTTTTTTCTACTATCATAATTTGCAACTTGGCACAGGATTGACTTCGGCGGTCATCCGTTCAGTCGTTCCCTGTTAGCACAATTCCTAATCGCCATTTCCTGCGATTCCTAATCGTGAATTGTACACCCTTGAGCCTCAAGGTTCACATCGTACACAAGTATTGTCACCAATACAAGGGGCAATAGTGTTTACCGTCGTTAATTCGAGCGACACCGAAGTTGCCGCATATAAACTCAGCAGCGAGGTCTGCCATACCGTCGATAGTATCAACGATTATCGAAGAATAAAGTTTCTTCGCATCGGCGACCGTTTTCTCACTCGTAAGCTGTTTCACAAAGCTGGTCCAATCGCTCCATTTTTTGATTTTAACGTTTGGAACACCATTGATAGCGCCAAGACCGTTTTCAAAACAACAAACAAGTGGTTTTTGTGCCTTGGTGAGGTTTTTGGTTTTGCCGGTCCTATTTGTTCCATAAATGAGGATGAGTTTCCCTTCAATGCCCTTGACTACTTGGGACACTTCTGGGTTAAAGATATCAACTGCCATAATCTATGTTCTCCTTATTAAAAATTACTACTGTCGAAAGTGAATGTTTTTCTTGGAGCGGCTGGAGCTTGCGGAGCTGTCGTTGCTGCAGTAAACCCTTTCTTCGGACTGACCACTTTCGGAGCATCAGACTTCGAAGGCATGTCGTCGATCTTCTGCTGGCGCATCGCAAGAGCTTTCTTAATCTCTTCTTTTTTGAGGGCGTTTTCGTCATCTTCATCAAGAGGTGTTGCCGTCCCGCCAAAAATTTGTCTTTCGCTTGTAAAGGTGGTTTCATACTGCGGCTCTACAGTTCTTCCAAACGTTGCTCCGGTATTTTCTTTTTCCACTCTGGTATAAGTATTGATAACTTCGCCGTAAACCTTTACGGTCTGGCCCACGTTATAGTTTTCTTCGATGAAATCCGAAGCAGTACCAGGTTCAGTCACGAATTCAATGCGGCTAACGCTGTCATCGTATTCTGGAACCAAACCGACCAATACAATACGACCGGTTTCCTCTCCGTCTTTCATTTCTGGTCTCTTTGCTTCAATATACATTTCGATTTCAAATTCGGCTTTTTCTGCAAACGGATGCTTGTCGCCTTCTACCTTGATTCCTGCGGTAATGCCTTTAATGGTGGTAGCGGAAATAAGCTCACCCTTTTCGTCTTTGCGAAGATATTCCTGAAGGCTTGCGATAGCCCAAACCTTGGTAGCGGATTCTTTAGCTATATCAAAGGTCATGGTTGGGTTATCTTTCATTAAAGCTGCAATCGAAATTGTGTTGCCCGGCAAAAGATCGACCAATCTGCTATAGTTTTTGTTTTCTTGCCTTGTCGTCTCTCCCACTTTGAGAGCTTTATATTTATTTGCGTAAAATTGGACTCTGCAACTTTTCACATCGTCAAGAGCAATAACCAAAGCGCCTCTAATAATTTCCTCGTTTTTGTCGTTACGAGCGAACTCGAGAGTATTCTCTCTCAAATAGCCTTCAATTTGAACCTTGTTAGCAACCTGTCTCATACGTCACTATTCTCCTTTTTCGTTTTCTTTTTCTGTTTTTTCTAATTTCTGCTCGATCTCACTGTTTTCGTCGTCAATCAGCTTTGTGCTCGTTCCTTCCCAGTCTCCAAAGAGTTCATCCTCTTCTTTGACCTCGAGAGTCTCGAGTGGGACGTAGGACTCTGTTGCTTCATCGTAAATGAGCAAATCAGTATAAAGGTCAAACAACCATTTCGGTTCCGTTTCGTCTTCTGCAAGACACACAAGAGAGTTGCTTGCTCCATCTCTGGTGATTGTAAAATCTTTATCTTTGTTTGCTTGTACCCAATCCTTGAATTTTTCTGACAAATCCTTTTGTGGGCGTTTGAAAATCTCTTCTGAGTTAAGTTTGCATCTGGTCCCCTCTGGACAAGCCATTTCGTTATCCAGATGAACGAGCTTACTGTTTCTCAGAATTTCGATGTCGTTGGAATCGCAAACCCCGCGTTTAACGCGATTGATAGCCATCATACCAAGCATGTGCTCAATATTAGTGAGCGGCTTATGATTCCGTCGTTCGACTTTGTTGATGCGCTTGACCTGTTTTTCAAGATCTCTACGCTGCTTTCTGTTCAATTTTTGCCTCCTTTTGGGAAATGAAAGTATTATTTTATTTGGGAGTTTCCCATTTGTAACTTAATTATACAGTAAAACTTCCTCTGTGTCAACCATTTGTGACATTTGCGAGAAAGTTTTTGAAAATTATTTTTCTATTTTGGGCGAATTTCTAAAGGATTGAGCACCGTGAAGTTCACCCATCCAAATTTTTTGGTAAAATCTTTTTCGCAAGGATGATAATTCCCGAAATCTTTGGGAACATACGATACGGATACCTGCCGGCTAAACGTGCGAAGCTGTTCTAACACCTCATCTCTCTTCGCAAAAGGCATACCGCCCTCATAGCAATAACGATCCATCAAATCTTCGAGAATGGCCGAATCAACTTCAGCAAATTGAATAACCGCAACTATACCAATGTCCCCAAAAGCCTCGGCGAGAATAGGCCTGTGTAAGAAATTCGACAATCTGTAAGAAAACTCTTCCTTGCTCTTGGCAAGAATCGTTCCCCTCAGCTCCGCGCTTTCTTCTGGCGACTTCCTCGGGAATAGTTTTTCAATCTGCTGAAAATTCACCGAGCATTTCCAAAGTTTGGGGCACCTGCCGCTTACGCAGAATTCTGTGCCCACGTTAGGACAAAACTCCTCTGCGAGAGCCAGAAATGACCTATCTCTGTTTCCCACTTCTATTTTCCCTCCTCTTTCTTGTTCAGTCATTTTGCTCGTCCTCTTTTATGATCTCTGCTATCTGCCTTAATACCCAGCCTACTCCATTAAAAGCTATTGCTACGCTTGTTATAATCACATTTTCCGTAAGAGGCCTACACATAAGATAAGAACACGCCAAAATTGACAGATATAGAATGCCAATAAACTGAAGAATTATGCCGACAATTTTTACTATTTGACTTATTTTCATTTCCTCGCCTCCAACTGGTCAACAATCTTTCTGCACTCGTTCTCAACATATTCAAGACTTCTAACGGGTTGCAAAAAAGAAGGAGATAGTATTTCCATTTCGATGAGTTCGTTATATCTCTTTTCGGTAATAAGGCCGTATTTCAACGCCGTGTCATAATCGTGTCCGTCGCAAATATGCCCGCAATCAAATCCTATGTACATAGTGTCTTTTGGGTTGAAGTCTTTATTCAAAGGGGACGCTCCAAAACTCAAACCGCAATGACAGGCTATGTCATATTCATAGCAATCTTTGTTGTCATCAACCGACACATAACCGCATCTACAGCAGGCATTGCTAAAAACGCAAATACAGTCGTGCCCTTTGTATTCAAATTGTTTTTCTACCACTGCAAATTTGTTCATTTTCTGCCTCCTCCAAAATATAATCAAGATAAACCTTTGCGTTTTCTTTCATTTCCGCGATTGCCTCTTCGGGTGTGTCTCCGCCGCCAACTATTACTACATTTGCTGGAAAAACGTCTTCTAAAGAAGCTCCATAGTAAGTTTTACCTTGATTATCGTAACACTTTTCTATCTTGATGCTTGCCATAATTTACACCTTTTCAAGCATATCTGTGGAATAGTACCAGTCTAGGTTTGCTATGTATAAACCATCGCAATTAAAAAACTTCAATTCTACACGACTATTATTTTTAAGCCTTACGATTTGCGCATACTTTCCACAAAGAGGTTTCATACCTTCGGTAAAGTAGCACTGGCATCTTATAGCTCCCCAACTTTTTGTCCCGAACTCTTTGACCATATCGTCCCACTGTCTTATTCTGACAAGTTCGCCGACCTTAAACTCCGGCTCTTCTTTGACAGGTTCGCTCGGTTCTGCAAGCAATTTCGCCTCGGTTTCTTTGTCGCCGTATGCCCTCGCCACTGCAAGCGCAGTTCCAAATGCTGGGCTAAACTTGTCAGCTGGGTTACATTTTGCCACACCTTTTCTGCCGTCCTGAAGTATGACAACAGCGGTGTTTTTGTTTACAATATGCTTTTGAATTTGATTACCGTCCATAAGGTCGAAATACCTTTCATCGACCTCGAACACCCTGCCTTTGTATTCTTCGGGCGTAAGCGTTTTTACGGAGATGTCCCCGTTTTTCTTCACCGACGTTACTTTGCCTGTCCAACCGTTCTTTTGAGTTGTTACACCATAACGCTCGTTGCTCTCTTTGTTTGCTCTAACAATGTCTCCGATTTTGAATTTACTCATTTCGTCCTCCTATAAAATTAGAATTTTATTCACTTTTGTTGATATAACAATAACACACGAAAACGAAGAATGTCAAGCGTTTGTGACAAAAAAAAATAAAAAAAAAAAAGAAAGTGACAAAAATCACTTTCTTCAAAAACTAAGAAATTTTTTGAGCATATTGCTCTTTGTTGGCGAGAAAAACACCCAGAACCTCATCAAAGTGCTTTTTGTCACCCGGTCGATATCGCCCAAATTTAATTATAATGTTTTTATATTTTTTAAGAAGTTCTATTTGTTGCTTTATCTCTTCGGGATAATAACCAGTGTATATAACAACATCATCTTCGTTCTTATATTTGTCGCGCAGAATCCGAACAAGTTCAAGCAGCTCCTCGAATTTTTCGAATGGTTCAAGTCCTCCGCAGACGATAGCCTCCGTTAGGAAATTGTCTAAATATCGATGAACGATTTCCTCAACAGAGAGTTCAATCCTGGGGCCCGCACACAATGAGTTGTTCTGACACGTTTCCGGGGGGAGCCCCAGCTCGCGCCAGCATTTTCCGCCGCAAGTAGGGAACCCCAAAAACATGCTTATTTTTTTATAATTAATACAATCTTCGTCTTTAAGATTAATTAATTCCATTTTCGACTTCCTTCATAGAGTGCCACTTACGGTTCAAAAACTCTTCTTTGCGCTCTTTGCTGTAAGACCGTGTCGGAGTGAGGAAGCCCACAATTCGCGTGAATTCATCAAACTTAGGGCTACCACAGCGCGGGCAGCATCCGTTGCCAATATAAGCGTGCTCATTTCTGCACACGGAGATCTTTTTATTGAAACAGGAGTAAATAACCCCGCTTTCCCCAAGATAATTCAGAATCTTCCACGCCTGATCAAAATTAGCAAAATCTCCCTCTACATTAATATGGCTAATTTGTCCACCGCCACACTTATTGTCCAAAATAGAGCTTAAGATAACTTTTTCTTGAATAGTGCATTTCTCTTGAAGAGGAATCCACTGGTTCGAATAAAGGTTTTCTTTATGGCATCCCTCGAACAACAGATCGTCTTTTTTCCGCAAAACAACATTGCAGGATTCCGCCGGAACCGCTTCTACATTGATTGAGTAATCAAAGTCGTATGTTTCTTTTTGTTCGTTGATGAGATCCAAAATAGCGATAGCCATTTCGATGCCTTTTTGATTGTAACTCTTATTACCAAATTCGTCTTCGTCAATGCCGCCCAGGTCTCGGATTGCTTCATAACAAGCAGTTACTCCGATGGTGTTATACTGATTCTCCAGTTTTAACAGACCGTAGGTATAGTTTGGTAGCAACCCTTTCTCGATGTTCCGTTGAATAATCGAGCGCACAATGTCCAGCGTTTTCACAACTGTATCTACTCTTTCTCTGAGAATCTGGAGATATTTTTCAAAATCCCCTTCACACTCAAGGGCAATTCTTCTCAAGTTGATGGTGTTGACCTTGACCGACCCAATACTCAAGCTCGTGCCCCCGATCGAATTAATAAAACCTAAATTTTTCTTTTTGTGCACTTCTTGAAGATTGTTCACAAGTCTACAGCAACTGCTCAAACTCGTTACATCGGAGCCCAAATAGAAGTTCCCATCGCACCATTCCATATTTGCTTCGCAGGCCCATTTAGCAAAATCCTCGTCAGCAAAATGGCCATCTCGATAAAGCAAAGAATAGGTAATAACCGGGAAAGTAAACATCATATCATGACGAACCTTTTTAACCACGTTAATGAAGGCTTTTTGATATTCCAAAATTTCTTCTATATAATCGATTACGAACGAACCGTCTGGATATTCTCTACCCCCAAATAGCTCGGTCAGATAATTACGATCCATTATAGTGATATTTGTAAAAGCCGATTGGGTTATTCTCAAATATGGTTGATTACAATCATAAATGAATTTTTGGAAACATTGATCTCGATAATATTCTGGGGATTTAAGGTAGAAGCCATCTTCTACATCTTTTTTCCAGAAATAGTAAGAATAAACTAAATAGCTAGGTAAACCGACTGCCGATACTCTATCGCATTTCTACGCAGTCTGACTATATTTTGCCAGTTGCCATTAAGACAACTAGTGAGCGTCTTTCCGCCTATGTACCAATAATAGGCGTACTCCCCTTCGCGGGGATAGTCGATACAGGGTTGAATTATGATTTTGTTTTTCATAATTCAATTCCCACGGGATTGTCTTCAGCTTTCCTGGTCAGAGTTCCCCCGTTAGCAGGACTTTGTCCTACCCGCCTGGTTAGGCGAAAACACTCAGAAGGGCACACATTCTACCCGATTGTCGGTTAGATAGCCATCCAATATATTCTAAAGTATGATCATTAAAAGTCGTTAGATGCTTGGCCGGAGTTGTTCTAAATTTGTTAGTAAAAAACAACCCCTTTTCGACCAGCTGGTCCATATCCACAGCATAGCAATACGGCAAAAAGCTCGCGGAAGGAAAGTCATGTAAATATGTTTCCCCTCTGAATTCCCCATTAAGCCAAATTTTTGCCTGCTCAAGACCATACTTCTTTTTCAGCTCGTAAAAAATTTTGTTCATCGCAAGTAGTTTGCGATGAGGCTCAGCCATTGTGTAAATAAGACTCGTGACATCCTTTGTGTCGCTGTTGGCGTTCGGGTTGATAGATATGTCGGCCACGTTGCTTCCCGAATCTACGAAATTATCTATGAATTCTGTAAAATTGAGGTTTTTCTGAGCGAGACCGTTAATTTCCATAAGCTGTTCTCCCGCCGGAGAATGCCGAAGCTCTTCTATTGTTGCTGTAAAATCCTTATCGAGGTTCTTCTCAAGCTCTATATTCATAGCCCCCTCCTCACTGCTTATTGATCCACGCTATAGCTTTTGCAAAATCAAGCAGTTCGCCATCTACTTCAAGATATGGCGCCGCGAGCATATTTTTCTCTTTCATAATGTTGACATCGTCGCACGTGTCAAATTCAATACCTTTCATTTGTAACTTTTTTTCTACCACACTGCATTTTGGGCAATGAGTTGAATAAACTTTTACTTTTCCCATAAAAACTCCTTATAATAATTTTCTATGTTTTTGCCTTCTAAAGAAGACTAAACCCACAAGAGATGAGTATACACCCCTTGTGGGCAAATGTCAAGTGATTGTGACACCTCTGTACCACAAAACAAAAATTTTCTCCCTACTCCCCTACGCTAATGCTGTACGACACGGACAAAACATCGCCCGCGGCAAGCGTTATCGGTATTGAAAAGTTGGACGCTGTTAGGTTTGCAAAGTATGGTTGAAGGAGAAATAAAATGCGTAATTTATTACCATTACCTCTCCTCCTTATAGTATTTTTTGCCCAGCTTTGTGGCCATCCCCTCAAACCAGGCACTGTCATATTCTGGGAGCTCATTATATTTTTTCCTCCCAGAATTGACGAGCAATTCTCTGTACCAAAACCGAATACAAGATGGTATACTGACAAGGAATGGCATAAATGGCATAAGGGGGCCGAACATAATGTTCTGTAGCCCGTGACCGCTCTCGTGTTGCTTCATGTCAAGACTGTCGGCGGCATCGGTCGACAAAAAGAAAAACGGACCCGCCTCAAAGCCCCAACCGCCCTTACCAAAACAAAAATAAACGTTTTGATAAAAACGGTGTGGTTTATGCCCCGCGATTAGAAGGACAATGGCAATGAGAGCGCCAACCAATGTCACCGGAAGGCCCCAGGTAAAAGATAGGAGCCAAAAAATAATTTTTTTAAGAGTTTTCATCGTGCACCTCTTTTGAGTATTCTGTAAGTCTTTGCTGAATATAAAAATATAGTTCTTCCGACATTTGCTTGTCGTGGCAAAGCTGTATGTTTTTTGCTTGTTCCTCTGTTATCTTATATTCGTCATTATCTAATAAATATATTCCTGTAAGAATATGATACCACCATTTGTATTGCGGAGTATATGGTTTACCAAGCGCATATTTTGTTATATGCTGCTTATATTCATCGTTTGCGAATATGTCATACTTTTCCTCCGGGGACATATCGTCATAAAGAACTTCCTCAAACATCCTTTGATAGGAATATATTTTAGGATTTAGTTTAAAATCTTCTGTCTTAAGAAACCAGCACTCATCTTCGGGTTTTTCAGCAAACAACTCAAACCCTCTTATGTCTGGAAAAGTTTCCACCCAAATAATATAATCCTTGTCGTGAGAGTTTGTTATCCACGGCAAGACAGAGGAACCTGTTTTGTAAATTCTTTTAATATACAAGGAGTATTTGTTAATTAGATATTCTACATTCATGGTTAAGTTCCTGTGTAAGTGGTCGTTGCACTATCGGGATATCCAGCGGCAGTAAAATATAGAGTTACAGTCCAACCAGGTTGATATTCACCACTGCTGTCCAGAGATATGGTCAGAGAAGCTGCCATATCGTTTGCAGAGGTTGGTTTGCTTCCGGTTCCGTATGGGTCACCCTCGACATCCTTAAACGACCCGTGTGTCGTTACTGCAACAGGATTTGGATTCTTGAACGTCACGTCGACTGCGTCGTCGCCAACAAATGTTACGCCTGTTATTACAGGAGCCAACAACGAACCCGACGGCGTAACAACAGCTTCTGTTACTACGGTTATTGGACCGGTACATCTCCAAGACTTTGTAACAGCTGTCGTAGACGAAGACACTTGACTTGAACCGTTGATGGTAAATTTTGTAAGGGTGTGACCACTTGCTGGGGTCGCAGTTATATTAAACATATCACCATAATATATACCGCCATTGTTCAATATTGTGTCTCCAACCCCGACACCTCTATATGGCGAAGACGTTTTCTTTGTGACTATTGTTGTATTTGAGCCAGCAGTCTGGGCGTAAACGTATGGTTTTGCCCAGATAGTTTGAGTATAGATAGGCTCTCCATCGTATCCCCAACCCATATTGTCGGTTGTTATGGTAGTGCCATTCGCAGAAATAAATTTCACACAAAACTTACCAGTTTTGTTGGTGTCAGAAACTTTTACTCTGATATAGTAATAGTTGCCCGCAACAAGCGAACTTGCATTTGTTATTCCACTCCAGGTATCGTTTTTTAGCCCGACATAGCCATCCAAAGACGCTTTTGAATATTCTGAAATACCGCTTCTTGTTGCTTCTCCTAAGTTTGTGCCGGTGGTAGCATATTTTAGTACCATCAAGCTTGTTGTTGTCCCATTATGAACATAGTTAATAGTATCTATTCCAGACCCGACAGTCATCGTGGTTGAATAGGTCTGCCCCTTAAGAGTCATCCGAAGTCGAAGTACGCTTGGCTGAAGTTTCGATTCCCAATAGACGTATTGGCGCAACGTTACCGTCCCGTTTTCAAGTTTGGCACTAAAATTATATGTTGTTTGTTTCACGGGGCCTATTGAATGGACCGGTTGAAACGAGCTGGTTAAGTTTACTCCATTTATAGAAGCATTAGAATACGTGCCAGATAAGCTACTGGTGAAACTTGTGGTAGCAAAATAAGACATATCCTCTGCTCGACCGATAATAACAGTGTCAGACCCCGTGGGGAAAGTTATGGGAATTGAATTGCCTTCTGAATTAAAATCAAATTTTATATCTGCCATATTGTCCTCTTATATTGTGATTGTTAATGTTGTACCACTGAGGGTAAAGGTTGGTATGTCACTTGTCTTTGCTCCACCAGCCTCTGTCAAGATTTCAGCAGGCGTTCGATAATATAGCCAACCAGCATCATCGAATACACACACTTTACCCGTGTTTGCGCCCTTGTTTGATGTTGCAGAAGATTGTAGCCAAGAACCTTTTATATAACCAGCCGCATTTATCGAATAGCCGTCCGAGGCTGGGCTATTAAGCGTCTGTTTCCCTGTGAACGTGTTACCACCTGTGAGATTAGCTTTCCCACTTATATCAGGGATAACAGTAGTATCCGGTAACGCACCTACATCAGAGGCTGATAATGTAATATCGGAACTTAATGCTTTATTATTGACTTTTCGGGTATTAGGAACAGCGGTATCTGCTTTACCTAAAGATGTTTGCACGGCAGAAGCCAAATCCGATTTTGGAATTCCACTTGTAGGCTTTTTATAAAATTCATCTACATATTCCTTATCAGTTATATCTTTTGAGTTTTCTATTTTACTAAAAAGTCGCATAGGACCTCCTTTCGAAAGAACTGGGGAATACTACCCCTATATAATAAGTATACCCCAGCTTTTCAATTTTGTCAAGTATTTGTGACAACTAACCGGTGATCACCACTTTAAAGGTTTGAGAGGCGATTGGCGCTGTTGCAAATACCAACTTAACTTTGTTATTCATGGTGTAAGTATCTACCATAACGAGCTCGTCCACGGTATCAGAACCGATTGTTTGTCCCGTTAAATAAACCTGGACGAGAACATCTGCCCCCAATGTGTGGGCAATGTCAAAAGTCGTGGTGGTGCCATTCCCGGTTATGGTTTGGACGGATTTTTGGACATAGGAGATATTAGTCCCTGCAGTTACACGACCTTTCGTGTCGACAGTTACGGAATTATAAGTTCCCGCTGCGACTCCGGTTTCACGCAGATGTATTGCAAACCCCATATCGGAAGTGCCGGGGTCTCCCCACCCTATATGCACAGCAGTGAATTCGCTTTTGTTAAACTCTATTCCTCTTTCGGCCGAACCATTATAAGATATGTCCGTGCTTATCCCTTCTACTGAGGCAAAAACCTTAAAGGGCTTGACGACCGAGTCTGCCTGAGTAGCTTCGGCCACTTTTGTAATGTTGACAACGCCTGTCTGCCCATTGACACTTTTAACCGCATCGGTGTTATCAATTTTGGCCCACGCCTCTCCGGTCGAAATGATCCAGTCTCCCCTGTCGTAAGTAATGCCTCCGGTGGTATTCCCAAGGGTTCCAGTTCTTTGAGCGATAAAATACACCCCTTCTAGCTGCGCATAGCCATAGGTATTTGTTGCGGTGCTTGAGGCTGTGGGTATAATAGTAATCACATCAGCTGTTATGCCCTTTTTTGCCTTCAGGCTGCTTGATACAACAATGTCGGCATTACCACCGATAGCAATCGCGTTACCACCATACATAACCTGCCCAAGCAAATAATCGGGCAACTGGCTCGAGATGATCTTGCTGTTTTCATCCAAAGAAGCAACACCATTGGCCTTGCCCTTGCCGAGCGTTGCTGCCGTAACGACCCTAGTGGTGTCTGTCCCGGTGTTCACCTCGTCTTGGGTGGCCAGCTCAACAACGCCTTTCGCAGAGGTAGTGGCATCTACACCGCTCAAAGTAAAGGAGTTTCCGGCTGTGGCGCTTCCGCCCGTAATGCCGTTAGATGTCTGAATCGTAACCTTTGCAGAATCTATCGCATCTTGTTTAGCAGCCGCGAGCTGTTTAGCATTAATCGCACGGGTTGTGTCCGTGCCAGTTGTGGCTTCTGTGTCTGTAGCAATTTCAATGACACCTTTGGCCGTTGTTGACGCATCTGGCAATGAAATTTGGTGAGTATGACTCGTGGCCGTAAGACCATTGCTTCCGAAAGTGTTGGAACCCGAACCCGAAGACGATGGTGTCCCGAGGCTTATGGTCACAGTGTCGGTCCCCGAACTCGTCAAACCATTGCCCGCTACAATAGACTTAACCGCGTCGGCGGAAATGCCCACCCATGCCGTCCCGTTATAATACTTATATCCCTTATCGGCCGTGTTGTAGTATATTTGACCAGCCTTCCCCGAAGACGGATCGCTTGCTAAATTTTGAATTACAGCGTTTTCCAGCTGATTTTGTTGCAAATTTATGCCATTAAACCATTTTTGGCTCATTGTGTAAATTCCCCCTTAGTTTAGATAGGCCTTGCCACTGAAAGCTGCCGCAAAACCAATCGTCAAATTGTTAGAATCTATATAATCTATTTCTCCGCCGGCGGCAATATCGCCCGCGCTTGTTACCACTGTTACACTTGGAAACTTATCCATGTTGTGGTTAATTGTCCACAAATCCGAAGGAGTATCCTGGCTATGGGTGTAGGTTGCAGAAGATACAATCGTTTGATAGTAGTTATTGACTATTGTGTCTCCACCACTCTCAATCGGCCCGGTCTGTTGACCAAGCGGCTTGCTGTCATCTGCCGAGGGACCAAGCTTCGCTATTATGAAGGCGTTCGCCAGGTTGTTCCCAATTTTATATAAAATGCCATAATCGCCAACATTAAAAACATATTTTGAAGCGTTAACTACCGATTTGATTCTGGTGTGGTCATCTGGCAACACCGTGACGTCTAGGGTATAGTCCTCGTTGACCCCGACAATCTTGCAATAAATCGTTTGATCAAGAGTTGAAACCTTGTCATCAATCGTGTCTCGGAGCACTTCCAGAAAATCATAACTTGTTTTACCCATAGGCCACCTCCTAAACACGCGAAGCAAATGGTAGATTTCTAACGTTGGAAACCGTTATTGACATAGAGCCCGAATAGTCCAAACTGCAGGAAACGCCCTGCAACAAAAACCGTTCGTGGTCCAGTCCAAAGAATTCATCAGTTATTTCAATCAAATTATTAACCGATAATAGTGGATTAAAACTAACGCTCACACTAACAGAAGATTTTAAAATAAGTTGTTTTCTTAGCTCATATTTCGCTCTGTCGTCGGCCAAACTCTGAGAAGTAATGTTGCTATCATTGATTACTTGACCGGTCCGATAACCGATTCTTTGATAGCACAATGGCGACGTTGCGTCATCGTTCACCGCTGTCGCCGTATAAACTCTCCCGTCTATCGTTGCCCCAATAACAACCACTCTGTTAACTATGTTGTTCACCTGCAGCCCAAAAGACAGCCCAGAAAAGTCTCCATTCGCATCTTCCAAATAAGAGATTACAGGCTTATCCACGTCAAGTGTGGTTTCCTGTGTAGGAAGAACCGTTAAGTTGCCATTTGCGTTGTAAAACATTTCTGCAGACAATTGATTCGCCAGTTCCAATAAAATGCTCCCCAGTGTTTCTCCCGCAGATTTGCTAATTTTAGCTTGAGTTTTCCGCCCCTTAAAGCTCGAATGGTAAATAACAGAACTCGTATCAAACGGCTCTCCATTCCCCTTGGAACCAAGCAAAATGCCTCTTATTGCGTCTTCTATGTCGGTTCCAACCGGAATTTCGTAGCTTGTTTCAAGAGTTCCTGTTTTCCCTTCAAAAATCGAAAACTTGTCGCCAGTTTGTATCGCAACGGTCTGAGAGTCCGGGCTCTCAGAAGGAGTTAAAGAAGAAGCGACATACACTCCGCTCCTTTTCCAGATAATGTTGCCATCGTCTTTCTCAATGCCGAAATCTAAAGCAAACTTACTTTCGGCCCAGAGAGTATTAACGGAGGGAGTATATTTGTTGTCTGTGTTATACAACGAAAATGACAACGAACGACGCTGTCCGTTTTGATATTGCTCACTATAAGAAGAACCGCTCAACAGAATATCTTCATTTGGGATTTGATAATCTATTGTTTCGTCCGAATGAAGAAGATAAATCCTATAGCGAGGGCGCAAAACAGGGGAGTTGATCAGAGCGTTTAGTTCCGCGATGCTAACATTTGAATCCAAATAAGTATCGCCATTCATAACGCTTAACGACAAGATATCCCCGCTTGCCAAACCAATAGTTTTGATTATTCGAGCCATTTTGCGCCTCCTATTTTTTTAGTTTTCTAAATTATTAAATTTGAGCTTACACTTATGCAATTCTCTTAAACATATAGCAAGTGATGTAAGGCTGCAGGTTGTTGTGTGCGCCATCTCCGCCTTTCGGTATTCCGTACATATCTGTGAGGGTAACAAGCGGCTCTTGCTTTGCTGCGGTTCCATACTCAAGCACTTCCCCACCGTCAACACTCGTGTAATCTGCTGTTAGTGTAAGCTTGTTTACTTGTGTGAAGACGCCCAAGCCTGACGCATTATATTTAGAAAGTGCAACATTCGTTCCTGTATGGGCGTGTTTTGGCATTTCACTTTCGGTGAGAGTATGTGTCTTTTCACCGCCTGTTTTTTCAACGGTATTGAAAGACGTGTCGCTTGTATCAACACCAACGGGAACTTTGCCGCTACCCCACGCTACCCACGTGCCGCCAAGGAATATTTGCGGACTTACGTTGTTAGCACTCATGTAAATTGAGCCGATAGGATAAATTTTCGACAAGCATTCTTGAACAAAAGCTCCTGCAAAAGATTTGTATTCATCCTTAAACAAAATAGTATCAGCCCGATCAGCCTTATTGGCCTGTTCCACTCGTCCGTTTTCCAAATTTTCGGTCTTTATTTTAGCAACCGCCCACCCCGTGTCACTATTCACCGAAGTGTCCCAAATCATAACTCCGCCGTTTGCATCAGTTGTATCAGGCGGATTAAATGCTGTGGTCACGGGGATTGTAACTGTCGAATTATCAGATTTTGTAACAGTGGTTTTGTCGCCTGTACCAACATACAAAGAACCTTTTGCTTCCAACGCCCCCTTAGACTCCATTCTATTTCTCATTTCGTCGGCTTCTAATCCGCGTTCAATAATTGCCATAATTCCTCCCTCCCCCTCCGTTTTATGCGGGGGGAATTTTCTTTTTTTTTAATTGGGGAATGGGACACGATAGCATGCCCAAAAATTACTTGGGATTTTTAACGACGTAATACCCGTTTTCGTAGTTGTCTCCGCCCCCAGAATATTTAACAACCATCCCATCGTATTTCGACGAATCATATGCCTCTAATTCTTTTTCAGTCTTGGCCACAAGAGGGTTGCCGACACAAACCGTATCCGAAGAAGAACCACACGAAGCCTTTGAGACTTTCGGAATCTCAAGTTCTTTATTACCAACGATAACGACACCTTCGGTTGAAGCAATTTGTGTCCAACTGAAATTAATTTTATCAGGCTGATATCCCACATTGTCCACCGGTTTATTTGAACCGCTCGTGATTTGAACAATAAACATTTGTCCTTTGCGATCTTTAATAAGCTTCGGGTTTTTAGAAGCTACAATTTTACGCCATTCTTGAAGCATGGCCACCTTTTGATTAGTGGTCAGGTTAGACCTCCAAGGCAGTCTCTCCACATACCCTTGAGAATACGGAATTTTTTCACTTTCACATAACATTCCAGGATTTATAATTTCGCTTCCCAAATAACAGCTAACCGAACTAGTAATATTGTTTTGTCTACCGTGTGAAAACCTAGGGAACTGTCCAAGTGTTTTTTGCTCGGTTTTAGAAATGTTTTGTACCTGGTCTCCCGTTTCTACATCGTATTTGAATAACCAGACATTGTGAACATCAGCAAAATACGCCTTCTTGATTGCTGGACTATCCACGCCCGCGCTTGTGGGGACGAGTTCGGTTAAACTCCAGCAATCCCAGTCTACTTTAATGCTGCCAGGAAGCCTTTGAAGGGCAGTCGTGTAATCGTCTGCCCCTCCTTCTTCTGGGGTTCCGGCCGCATAAGCAATATATTCGTATTCCCTCCCCGCAGAGACGTTGAAATCTACAATGGTCGTATCACTGGTATTCACCGCAACAGGAGAATAATACGTTATACCATCGGCAACTTCTTTTTTATAAACCGAGTAATTATTGCCCGAATCGTTTTGCGGAATTTTACACATCCCATAGGTTGGGGCATCCATTGTGTTCCAGTCTTCGGTTTTTAACAAATACGCGATTTCGCCATCTTGTTTAGTAAAAAAATCTTCGTAAGAGGCTGGCACCGCATTATTCTGAGTAGTTGTATCCCACTTTTTTTGGAAAAAATAGGAAATTTCTTGTTTTGTATCGTAATCAGAGGAGTTGTTCGCTCGTCCAGAATAAGATATTCCGCAATATCTGTTTATGCCTTCTTTCACTGACTTACCTCCTCTTTAAACAAAATTATAACATAATCCTTTAACTGAGAGTTTAGATCTCTTGCCTGTAAAACCCATTTGTTGTCACTAAAAATCAAGTTAAAACCACGATTATACAATTCGTCTATGTCTTGCATATAGCAGTCTATAAGCCATGTTTTTGACCCTACGGCAGCGTGACGCTTAACTTGAACCATGTTTGTGTCTGCCGCGCTCTTGCCCTCTGTCCAAATCATCGGAACTTCATTTCCATTAACGTCTTTCCCTGTATCTTGCCACTTCGCGGGTTCTGCGGTCTGAACAACTCGATATCCAGCAGGAGTTTCAACTTGGATTCGTTTAAGATCTGTCCACTTGTTAAAATAACTACCTCTGCCAGTCTGTAAACAACACTCACCAATCTCATCACGTTTGGCTTTGGTGTTAATTAGTTCATTGATATTGGTATAGTTCTTCTGCTCTACGTAGCTGACAGCTTGTCCATCAACTTGTTTAACAAAAGGATGAATAAAATCCAGATATTCCAAGCCCTGCTTACTAGAGTTTGTAATATCTCCGTTTCCATCAATCCAACCATCGGGTTGTAAATAGTATGCTTCTTGACTCAGAAGAGTAAACAGCTCAACCCCCGAAGCCGAAGCCGATGAGCCGTTCGTCGAAACTGTACATTTTACTTTATTTCGTTCACTATTTAATCCATCGTTATCATGAGACTTCTGAGGATCAAAGTTGTTCGGCAACTCCAATAAAATGTTTAATTTATCGACATTGCCAAGACTGTCCCCAATGTCTACGGAATAGTTTAGAATTTCTCCGCAGAAATTGGCATCAAGCTTTATTTTTGTATGCCATTCAATATTTCCCTCTGCATTAGTCGCCAACTTTCTAGAAACAGTCGTAGACTCGGTTCCTTTAGCAAAGAAGTGCTTAAGTTGAGCTCCTGCTTCGGGAATGATAACTTGGTCTGCCGCCTTTAAGCTTCCGCCCGTTCCGGTGATAGCGACCTTCGACTCTTTCGGCTTGTTCTTATCAATTTGATAATTAACTCCGTTGCCTGCAGCCAGTACACTGACGACATTTGTCGAGCCTATCGTTTGTGAAAACTTTGGATATCCATAATCTTGAATTTTCAGCACTACAGCATGTGAGCGACAGTCAAACTCCCCACTAAATCCCACCGGAAGTGTCTGCGGGTTGATTTCTACAGAAAGTTTTATTGCCAAAGTTAACGAATTTCCCAACTCATCTTCTACAACCAATACTGCATAGTAAGTGTTTGGAACCGCGATGCCATTCGCGACATCTGGTGGGGTAGGGCCGTCTAACCCGTAAAAGGTTGTGCTTATGCGGCCATCATATTTTTTACCAGTATCCTGAATTATATTTCCATAACCATCTACAAGATACCATTGATAACTAGTCCAAGAGACCCCTTGAGGTTGAACATATTGGCCGCTCATAACAACAAATCTGGTCCTTACTTCGGTTTCAGAAAAGACCGGCACGGTTAAAACCTCGTTGTCTTTTTCTAATAAAATGGTAGAACCAGTATTCACATCTATGACGCTAAGCGCATTTTCGGCCCAAGGCACAATTTGAGGAGTGTCATAAGCATAAAAAGGCGTTTCATCACTAGACCTGAAATTTGTACGAATTTCATACTTTAATGGATTAACCGAAGAATAGGCCTCGGTCGCCGCCGGACTCATCGCACTATAAGTAACTGCCCACGTGTCTGAATCAACCGTTAAAGCTCTAATTATGGTTCCGTCCGAAACATATAACCGAGCGCCCGCTTGTAATCCAACAAACGGAGAGACATAGACCGTGCCCACTCCATTTTTGATACTGTTTTTAAAAATTTCACCACGAAATTTGTCAGTCTCATTGGGATAGATTTCTATTGGTTTTTCTTCTTCAAAAGGAATGACAACAGGGCTCCCCCCGTTTATAATGTCATTAGAGCCACCAACAGTAACTTTTGATAAAATATTTGTATTAGAAAACTCTCCATTTTCAACAAAAAATACTTTGCCAATATATGAAGATATTTTTCTCCAGTTATAAAGCATCGAGAAAGTGAAAGTAGGTATCGAACCAGAAGTTTTAATCGAAACAGAAGCTGCTGCGGCGCGCACCGATACGTGCTCTTGCTTTTCGCCAAAAATAAAAGTGGCAACCGTCTGTAAAATCAAAGTATCCCCAGCCCTTCTTGCTCTTCTTTCAACGATGCTTGACGAGGACACCGAAGAAGAAATAAGAGTGTTTTCGGTTTCTATTTTTTTATCTTCAATATAACAATCTTGATAGTCAGCAACAGAAACCGAACTCTCCGCGCTGGCAGAATAATAATATTTATTAGTGTCCGCATCTAGTGCCCCAAAGGTTACGATTTCGTTGACCGCAGGAAAACTTGTAGAAATGGTCTTGTCATCCGAACCTGAAGCATAGCCTATCTCAAATAATCCAGTTAAAGCATTGTTGATAATATTTTCTGGATTCCAAATTAAAACTTTTTGGTTCTTGTAAACAGCGTTCCCATTTTCATCTATTTCGCATAAACGAGGATTTGCCCCACAAGCTTGATTAAACTTCTGAATGTTGTTACTCCCTCTAATTGTATAAACATAGGGATCTACAGTAGCATCATACTCGGCTCCATTTTCAACAAGAGAAAAGTTAATAGACTGCTCAACTTTATCTTGAGCCGTAAGTTGGTCGCTATTGTTTGAATATTTATATACCGCAAATTGGGTTGCGAGACTTTCGGGACTGTTTGCATCTTTATAGAGCATCGAATTGGTAAACCCTCTCGAATCACCAGAAACGGGGTAAATATGCCCCACAGACTGGCTATATGACTCTATTCGAGTACGTGTCCCCACTTGATTCCCTTTGGAATCCAAAAGCTGCAGCCACTGTTTAGCATAAATCTTGTCGCTTATCGGGCCTTGAATTCTGTCTTCTGTTGAACCCAAAATCGTACCGGACCCCAAAAAGGTGTTAAATTCAGGGTTCGCCAATCCAGAATAGTCCACATATTTTTTATCGTCGCCTATAACCTTTTTACCTCTTTCTCCCGAAAAAAGCGTTACTTGCCACTTGTAGGTTTTCCCGTCGTTTTTAATGGTTACTGGCTTCTCATTGATGTCAACCCATAGAGCCTCGTCAAAAGAATCAAAAGAAGAATCTTGGTATTTGTAACTTTTGCCCTGAAAAGTTTCTCCGCCCACAACATAGTAAATTCCTTCTACAGGAGTGGGTTCTTGCAAACCTTGAGCAGAGGCCTCATATAAAACGCCGCCAGCGACAAAGGTTTCTCCAACATAAACTGGGTAATTATCAATAAAAAGAGGAACCCCGTCGGCCTCAACCACTGCCCCGTTTTTAATTTTATAACTATTGGTGGCTTCTTTAAGGCCTTCTTCTTGATAATAGTTTATGTAATAGTCAATTTTACAATAAATTGCATTATATGAAGAAGTAGTTTTGTTGTTCCAAGATTGTATAAATGGGAATCTTAATTCTTCCCCATTGAGCGCACCAGGAATACCCAATTCACTAATTGGGCTAATCCTTCCGTCCTCCCCATCTGTCGGGAACACCACTTCATTATTTTCGTTTAAAAGTTTTGCTTTGTAGCCACTAATTCCAATGTTGGAAGTGTCTACTTGGCACGTGAAATATTTAGGACCGTCTGGAATCTTAAAATCTACTGGTTCCAAATACGGATAACAATAAGTAGGCTTATAAACTGCCATCAGATCCTCCTTTACCAGTCGCTGGGAAATTTTCAGCAACTTGTTCTTTAATTTTGTACTTTTTACACTCTAAAGGGCAAAAAGAAATATAATTTCTCACCTTTTCAGTCTCTGTGTCTAAGCAATAGTACACACCCTCTTCACAAAGAAGGTATTTACAATCTTTCTTGTATTTAGATTCTCCCATTTTGCCCTCCAAAAATAAGATACCGAGGGGGCTTAAGCCCCCTTCTGATTATCTTAATAAAATTTTTTATTTTTGTCAAATAATTGTGACAATAATAAAGCGAATTTGTTAGTCAAACCTAACAGCTGCCCAAATTGTGCCGTTTTCGCTGGTTCGTTTTATGCCAAACCCTGTAGGACAAGCTTGAATTTGGTAAACTTCAACCCCTGCCGTTCCCGCAGCCGCAACTCCCGCCGAGTCTTTGAAAATCAACACTGGTTTTGTATACCAATATCTTGCAGGAATTAAACCTTGTGTCGGGCTTGTTATCCTATTTTCAACCCAGCCAGACGGAGAAATAAGTATATTTACGACCTTTTTGCCCCCTACGCTGTTCTCTTAAACATATAGCAAGTGATGTAAGGCTGCAAATTGTTGTGTGCCGCATTGTCCCCTAAGGCTATCCCATGATCCACCTGCACCGTATCTGTAACCTCATTGAAACCTTGCTCGTATGCTGTAACGGTTTCTATTGTTGAAGCCGTAAAATCTGCAACATACTTTTTCCTTTCCCACCGTGTCGTAGGAGTTATAGCCGTCGGATCTTTTCTCGAAAAAACACCGACCCCCTTTAATTGAGTTCCGGTATGTTCGTGCTTTGGCATTTCAGTGGGCAACAAGACGTGTGTCTTTTCGCCGCCTGTTTTTTCAACGGTATTGAAAGACGTATCGCTTGTGTCAACACCGACAGGAACTCTACCGCTACCCCACGCTACCCACGTCGTACCCGTGATAAACGTTGACGGGTTTACGTTAGCGGTACTCATATATATGGCACCAATAGGATAAAGAGCCTTGCCAATTATAGAAATAACGGCCTCGGAGCCAACATCGTCCCAAGAGGTGAGTACCGTCCCCAGATCAATCGTCCCAGAGCCTGTAACAGTCCCTTTATCCGCGCCGTTCATCTTTACCGCAACCGAAGTTACCGTCCCCGTATTCTTGGTAAAACCCCAGTTGGAAACAGTAGTTTCGGTTACGGGGCTAGGAATTGTCGGCTTATCGCTCAAATCGTTATACGAGCCTGATGTCGCTACCGTTGCGAGACCATTAACCAAAGAGACGTCCAGTTTGTTGTCGGCTGTAATTTTATCTTGCTTCCCGCTAACGTCTGTAACAACAGTACCGAGGTCAATCGTCCCCGACGTGGTCACAGTTCCTTTAACGGAGCCGTTCATTTTTACAGAAACTGAAGTGACAGTCCCTCCAGAGGAAGCCTCCCCGCCATTTACGCTCGTTGCTATACCATCAACAAACGCCGCGCCCTCTGTCGAAGTTTCCCCGATTTCCAAAGTGCCACTTATTGCGCTTGTCGGAAGCGTGTCAGCCGTAAAGGTCAGTTTGCCCGCCTCTTTGTCGATAGTCTTTTTAAGGCCGAACTGCCCTGCAAGTTTGCCGTTTGCCTCGTCCAAAGTGAAACGAACTTCACTATTGACTTTGACGTCGGCGTCGGTGATAACCTGTGCAAAACCAGAGCCCTGTGGCATAACCGAGTGGAATGCTGTGCCGCCACCATCGCTTCTTCCGGCTCCGACTTTGATCATTGTCGTGTATGCATAGATAGTTATGCTAACAGTGGCAGTAGTACCATACTCGTTTGACAGCTCGGTCGATGCACTGTATTGTTTGGTACCTCCATCCTCTTCGAAGTCGAAAGGCACTATAACCGTCTTAGTTTGTTCAGATCCCTCAAGGGATACAACAACCCTCCAGCTCTCCACTTCCAATGGGTTAGAACCCTCTGGTGCAGTCAATTGAGCAGGATTTCCTCTACTTTGGACTAGGAAGCCCCAACTTGGTGCGTACTCTTGCGATCCGGTCCAATTGTTCATGCCGAGCGAGAGCGTCTTCTGAACATAACTTTGTGGAAGACTCGACTTCTCAGCAGGAATTTTAGCTTCAGCGGCTGCCACCTTTTGGTCGGTGTACAACTGCGCTGCTCCGAACTTTTGGTCAGCATAGGTTTTAATCGTCTGCGCTCTTTGTTCTACATCACTATATTTGATTTCTTTTATTGCCATAATTTCACCTCGTTATTCAGCCGTTATACTTTCAAACGTGATTGATGTCAAAACCGTGTCGTCCAACTCGAAAACCGCAACCAAGCTCTTGTTCGCGTCAAGGACTGGTTCGCCCTCGCTGTCAAGGTATGCGCCGTCAATTATTTGACCAGCGTAAGTGAAGTTTTCATTATCCGCAAATTGCATTGTTTTTACACCTTTCATACTTGAACTTTCTTCGCCTGCGTCAAGGGCGGCCGTTGTAACGGTTTTTCCCGTTTCAGTGCCGTCAACGCCCAAAAGTTTGAAAGTGATATTGTAGGACTTTCCGACTTCAAGCCCTAACGCATAATTGAGTTCGTGGAACGGATTGTCCCTCGTTGCTATTATCGGCTCTTTCAACAAGTTAGCACTCGTTGCCTCTTTCTGAATAAGACTATGAACAGTTACATAAGACCACGTATAGGGCTTCGAAGAACCATCGGTAGCCGATACAAGACTGAAATCTTCTCCCTCTGTGTAATAAGGCTCGGTAAACTTAAAATGTACCTTGTCCTCCAAAGTAAAATGCAGATCGTTTTCTACAGCGAACGACAAGAGCGGTTGTTTTATACTACTCGTGCTCAAAGTAGCAATTGCACTAAGTTCCACTTCTTGGGATTCACCACTCAACTTCCCCACCGTTGCTTTAACAACATAGTTTTTCCCTTCTATAAGATCGTAGGAATAATTATTGTTGACTACTCCACCCCACGATTCTGCCTCACCCAAGTGTTGGCTGGTAAGAGTCACTGTTATGGGGGCTTTAAGTATTTCAATTTCTGGGGCGATTCCAAGAAAAACACTATCTACGGCTTGGAGCCAATAGTTCATATCCCTGGAACCAATTTGTTCGACTATGTTTACTACCTGCTGTTCTGTATACAGCTGCTGAAATCCCATAGTTTCTTCTCTCCTTTTAAAATTAATATATATGTAGACTGGCCACCGCCAGAAATTTTCAAGATTATAACAAATAAAACTACACTTTTATCGCGACCCCGATAAGGGGCCGCAATTAAGTGTAAATGTTTTTACAAATGTCTTGTCTGATTACGAGCAGCCTCGAGTTCTCGGACAAAATCGTCCATATTGAACCCAGGTTGCGCAACCATATGAATATCCAGATGTTCGACATTGAAAGACTCGTCAGTTCCAAATCCGTTAGGAGAAGAAACTTTAGAGTCAATGTCAACCAAGTGCTTAATTAAATTCGGAGCGAGTTCGCCCAATTGCCATACGTTACGAGTCATGTCAGCAGGAACCACACCAGACTTAGACGGGAGCGCCGTAAGGGTTCCTTGAGGAGTAATAATACCCTCGAGCCCATATTGCGTATCGTCGTTCACTAGAGAAAGACCACCAGAAGCAGAAAGGGTGCCAGTTGCATTGGATGAGACGTCACCGTATTCGTACATTTTACCATTATCTAAGTAGTAAAACTGCCCAGTGGTCTCGTTATACATAAGCCTCCCTTGAAGCCCGGGAAGACCCAGGATCTCTTGTGTGTTTTTTGGATCCCCATCAGCCCGTTTCGCCCTAAACCACTGCTTTTTACTTGTGGAATAGAACCACAGATCCTGTTCCCAGTTTTTGCCCCATTCGTCTGATGCTTCTTTGGAGGATACTCCCCAACCTTCGTTGCCAATTTCTTCAATGGCGACACTAAGATTAGTTGGTAAATAAGTGTCCCAGCGGTCTTTTTTACTAGAGACATCCTCAAAACGTTTCCCCAGATTTTCAAAGACGGTCTCGCCTTTCTTTAACACTTCACCAACAACACCGGCCTCAGCAAGATATCCAGCCTTGTCTGTTTCGTTAGACATATTCTGCAAAGCAGTCTCGTAAGCCCCCCGAGCACTATTAAACGCCTCAATATGCTCCGGTTTCATTTGCCCAAGCTTTTCTCGCTTTTGTTGAGCAGACAGTTCCGAATTACTCAAAATCTTGTAGCCTTCCGTTTCTCTGAGCGCTTTCGCTTTTTCCGCGAGGTTTTCTTTTTCTGTCTTCCTTCGAATCTCGTCTGCGTCATTTTGAGCATTGCCAACGGTGTTGGTATCCACCTTGGGGTTTTCTCCCCAAAGCTTTGACCACTCTTGAATCATTAAGCGCGTGTCTGTAGTGTTTGTCGCCCACGTGGAAAGGAACTCTTCTGCTTTCTTGAAATTTTCGCTTTCAAGGAAGTCGTTCATCCAATCCTTCTGAGCCTGTAATTCATCAATTAAGGTCTGAAGCTCGTTAATTCTTTTTTCGTTGTCCAAATCCTCAAGCTCTTTTTGGGCTTCTGCGATGGCCGCCGTATCGGCTTCAAAAACCCAACCGACGCCCTCTCTCCAGACTTTCTTCTTCTCATTTTGAGCATTTTCAAGCTTAATTTTTGCTTCAATAAGCTTGTTCTCATACTCTCTCTGGGAATTAATTTCTTGCAAAGCCTGTTTTTGTTCTTCGAGAGCACTCTTTTCGCGATCTATTCTTTTTTCTATTTGAGACTGATAGGAGCCAAGTAAAATTTCTTTTTCGTATTTTGCTGTCGCCTCTTCAATTTTCTGATAAGCATTAGTTTGATGCTCAATCATTTTATCCCAAATGTCGGCCAGGGCTTTGTACTCTTCAGTATTTTCCTTCCCGGCTTGTTTTAGATCATACATCTCGCCTGCGATTTTTTTATAAGCGCCATCATATGATTTGACACCTTCGAGAATGCCTCCCAGAGAGGTTTTTTCATCAAAACCACCTACTCCCCAAATGTCCTCTTTTGTGAGAGCTTCCCACACGCTGGTGTTGGACCGATATTTTGATTTCGTTTTATCGCCCAAAAGTTGAGCGGTCCCCCTGATTTGCGCCACATAGTCGAAATCTTCTCCCAACATTGCCGCTTCCCCAGTGTCGCCAGATACGATATCGTAAAGATC